GTGGCTGCAGTACGCCCCATTCGCCGGGCAGTCGCACGTCCACTTCTGCTTCTTCACCCACCAGCGCACCGTGTACTCGCCGGTCGCGCCCTGCACCTTCCAGGTGGGCCAGTCGCCGTGATACTTGCGGACGCCACAGGCCGCCACGATCTCGGCGGCCTTGGATTCGACGGCGGGGGAGAATGTGGTCTCTGCTGCCACGCTAATCACCCATCCCCGTGTCTACTTGCTAAGGCACCGACCTCGGATAAATCCCCGGGCCCCGACTCTTGTCCGTACTCCACATATTCCATGGATTTGTGCTTTGGTTTGCCGCAGATACTGCAACGACCAACGCCCGGACGGATTGAGAACGACTTGCACTCCAGGCAGAATGCCCGCGTTTGCGTGCGAGTGCTCGGTTTCGCGCCCATTGCATCCACCTATGCCTTCTTCGGGATCAATGCTGCCAGCAGAAACAGCACCCCGGCGCCGCTCAGAACACCCATGATGTAGCCGGCCCAGAAGGGCACGACGTGCCAGCCTTGCTCGATCATCTCAGTCTCCTTGTCATCTCTTCTCCCCCATGCCCGTGCATACCCGCTGCCCTCGCAGCATCGCCCAGTGGCAGACCCCGCAGCCGGCGCACGTGGCCCGCGTCAGCCCGTTGCCGGGGTACGGCACCTGCACGTCCTTCCCGCAGGTGCACCGCAGGGTCAGCTTCGCATTCGACGGCGGCGGCGTCCGCATGGCTCACCTCTGTTGGCTTTCTGGAGGGGCCGGGCGTCTCCTTGTCCGGCACCCGGCCCCTCGTGGGATGGTGCTGCGCACGACAACTTCATTGCCCTGCCCCTGGGGTAAGCGTTCAATGTTCCGCCTCCGGCGTCTGCGGTTTGGTGGTCTTCCTGCGTTTGCCCAAGGGGCAGGGCTGTCATTGCGGAGAGCCGAGGCCTGCTTGATACCCAGTCCAACTTACTCAGGGGAGCGACCCCGTCCTAGAGGTTCCCATAGGGCGTAAAGTTGCTGCGGTGCCTTGGTACGCTCTCTACTCTGAGCGCCTGTACTCCCCAGCGGGCGGTCTGCCAAACCGCTCTCCGCAATCATCATGCCGCCGGGTAACCGTCCAGTCCACTCTGACGGGAATGCTGTCGTGGCCCCGGCGGCAAACCTGTCGTCTCAAGCTGCGCTACTCATCGCCCCCGGCACGTCGCGCACTCGACAACTACGCCTTCTCCGCGCCGGTCTCCGCCATGATCTTCGCCAGTTGCTCCCGCGCCGTCAGCGTGGCATTGTCAGCATCCAACTTCAATGCGATGGCCTCCTTGATCTGCAGCGCCACCGACCATGCATTGTCAGCCGTCTGCATCGCCGCGGCCAGTTCGGCCGCGTCAACTCCGGTGATCGGCTCGGCCACCACCTCGACCACACGGTTCGCGATCAACAGGTTTCGGCACATGGCCGCCACGGACTTCTCCAGGAACTCCAGCGCGGCGGCGAAGTCAGCGATGTTCGGCTTGAGCTGGACCGCCACGATCAGGGCGATTTCCAGCTTCGCGATGCTGTGCCACTTCTCGTTCGACCGGTACTGGTCCGGGACCAGTAGCTCGGTGATCTCCAGTTTGAAGTTGTACTTCTGCTCGGTCAGTTCCGGCTGGCCTTCCTCGTGGTCGCAGACGGGTACCAGCCCATTGGGGAACCCGGCTTTCGTCAACGTGTCTTGGGCCACCATCGCGGCCCCCAACATGAGCCGGGAGAGCGGCCCCGCCAATCCCTCCAGCGTCAGGTCAATGCGCGTCTGCACGTCCTTGTCGCCGTCCTCTTTGACGCGCCCCAGCACCAGTTCCGTCGCGAAGTCCGCTGTCTGGTAGCTGGGGTTCACGGCCATCTTCAGATACATCGTTCCCATGTCGTCACTCACCTCTCTGGTTGCACTGCTCACACTCGCAGAGCGGGTCGTCCGGGATGTGCCTCGGCGACATCATCGCCCAGCACTGCCGCCCCAACTCCGTCGTCTCGTCGCGCACCACCTGCGGCTTCACGTCCGCCCCCACCGTGCCGATCTTGCGGATGCTCATTGGGTCCTTGAACTCGATCATGAAGTCTGTGTCGGCTGCGACGAACAGGGCACGAGCTTGTCCCCTGGTGTGCGCGATCACAACGTCACAGACCCGAGCGTACTCAGGGGGATCATAGGAGCCCGACCCGCGCCATGCTTCGCCATCACCAGCGTCGCAGTAGTACACGTTCATGGTCTGGCCCCCGTCCCAGCCCTCGGCGTGGGCGCGCTCCGTCCGCGCCGCCCGCGCCTCCTCCCGCGCCGCCACCTCCCGCGCCTCCGCCTGTATCGGCAAGCCCCAGTTGGTGCTCATATCCTTGGCTCCCGACTTCCCAGCCCGGCCAGGATGTGTTCGAGGTCTGCCGCGAGGCGCGTGAACGCATAGGTCGTCTCATAGAGAAGCTCCCCCAGTTCTACATCGTCCTGCACATCAGACCAGTCCATTGTCAGCGTCTCTACAATTTCGCGCTCATCGTCCCGCAGGACGCACTTCACCGTGTAGACCCGCTGCTGCGTTGGCTTCGCTCGATAGGTCAACTTAGCATACGGAAAGCGCCCTCGCACGACGACGAGACACATTTTGATGATGGCCGAGGGCGTCTTGTCCACCACCGCCTGCAAGTCTTCGCGGGAGCAGTGGCCGGCGATGTCAGCAAGCATCTGGTCGCCGCGCTCTTTCGTGAACTCCGGGTGGTCGCTCACGGCTCCACGCTTCCTCCAACGATCTTCAGGCAGCGACGGCATACGGGCAGCGCGGCGATCTTCTCCATCGGCATCGTCGCGGTATCCACGACCACCTGCATCATCCCACAAGCCGTGTGCCCCATATACCGCGTTCCCTCTGGTAGAAGGTGGCGCTTTGCCATGGTGCGCTTCTGCCCAGACGACCGGATCACGTAGATCATCCATCCAGCCACAGTTCCTCTGTCGCTCACGGCTCCCGCTCCTTCCACTGGCGCAGCCAGCGCCGCTCCCGCCGGATGTCCCGCACCAGCAGCACCGCGCAGACCACGATCACCAGCGCGAAGAAGCCGAGCACGATGTCATTGACCAGCGCCACCGGCGTCATGCTCTCGGCCATCTCAGTCCTCCGTTTGGATGTAGGGGGCCGCCGGGCCGATCTCGGCGCAGAAGGAGGGCACCCCTGCGCTACGACCCGGCGGCTGCGACTTGAGAGACGCGGACTCTGCGGGACGCGCCTCCCAAAAAGTAGCGGAGGGGGCTGCTTAGTGTTCCCCTGCACGCTTCGCAGGGCGGGTAGCACAGCCACAATCTCCGGCCTGTCCTCTCCCGGCGTCCCGGTCAAGCAAGGCCCTCCGCAAAACTACTGGTGTGCCGGCCCTCCTATCCCAGGGAGCGACTTGTCGGAGGCCCTTTCTCTCAGGTCTGCTCTGAGGGAGCCCTTGTGGGTCCGTCACGCGCTGGCGCTTCCTTCGGTGCGGCCGCTCAGACCACGGCCCGCCCTTCCAGATACCCGGCGCGCTTCTCCACCGACACACCAAATCTCAAGCTACGCTTCGTCCTTCTCGGTCGCCAACCGCAGCCCTGGCACATCCACCTCAGTCCGTATCTCCACCAGCACCCCATCCTCGAACACCGCCAGCGTCTCCCGCAATCGCTGCTCCACGTTGTCCCCAATCCGGCCCACGAAGAGCGCTTGTTGCACCCCCGCCGCCACCTCCTGGCCCATCTCCAACCCCGCCAGCGCCTCCAGTTGCGCGTTGATGCCCCGCCGCTCCTCATTCACTGCGCGGAGCTGCTCGTCGATCTGCGCGATGGCGTTGCCGGGGACATTGGGCTGTAGGATGGCCTGCCCGCGCAGTTTCGTCAGCCGATCGCGTTCCTGTAGGAGTTGAGTCTGGGCCTGCTCCAGCTTCGCCCGCTGGTCGTCCTTGAACTGCTTCGTCACGATCACGCGGATGCCCACTTGCCCGATGAAGGTCAGTTCGTCCATCAAGCATCCTCCTTCTCGGCGGCGGCCAGCTCCGCCAGTCGCTCCGCGTATTCGTCTATCTCGCCGACCTCCGGGGCCACGGCGTCAGCCGCCGGCGCAGCAGCCGGCGCCACCAGATCCTCCACCAGCCGGTCGCTTGCCGCATCCGACCACGGGGCCGGGTACAGGTCAGGGAACAGGACCCTGTGCGCCGCCAGCCACCCGCGACATGCCTCCAGGGTATGCACAGACCGCGCCTCGCCCCGGTCGCATTTGTCCACAAAGTCCTGCATGATGAGTTGAGCACCGCGGAGCGCAGACATGCCAACGGCCGCGGGGTCGAGGATGCCGCGTTCCTTTCCGAACGGGTACACGTCCGCCCCCTCGTGGACCGCCATCGCCGGGCACGGCCCCACCGGCCGCGCCCCCTCCGCGTCCGCCAACACCGCCGCCAACTCCTCCCGCCGCCCCGCCGCCCGAGGCTCGCCGCGCTCCCGCGCCAGCGCCGCCTGCGCGTCCTCTAAGCCCCGCCGCCATGCGTCGGCCTCCGTCTGGGCATCGGCCACCTTCGAGGCCGCCAGCAGCGCAGCGATCACGATGCCCACCCCGCCCCCCAGGATGAACGCCACGACTACCCACGCTGCTGCTACGTGCATGTCACTTGTCCTCCTGGGTGGATGATGCGGCCAGCGCCTGCGCCCGCTCGTCGTCCAGTCTCGCTTGTTCGAGGATCAGGTTCAGGAGGTTATTCGCCGAGCGACCCTGGCTGGACGCATTGGACTCCAGCCACTCCATGCTGGCGCGGGGGATACGAAAGCTGCGTAGTTTGGTGCGAGGCTCGGGTGGTGTAGGAGTATCGGCGCGCTTTGTCATCTGGGGTCTGCCCTCCTGTGATGACAAAGTATAGCGAGTGTTTCGACGTGTGTCAACGTAATTCTTTGTGTACAACACAAGGAAGCTCCCGCAGACGCCTGAAAGCTCCCCGGCACCCCGAGTGGAGGGGGGTAGCCCCACTTTTCTCCAGCGCAGGCCACAGGCACGTCTGTACCCATGCAGGAGAGGCAGAACAGAGAACGCCGCCCCGGCATAGGCCAGGGCGGCGCAGATACATCATTCCGTGCGGCAAGCCTCAGAGCTTGAGGTCTTCCTTCACCTGCGCGGCGGTCGGCGTCTGGTGTTGGCACACGAAGCGCAGTGCCTTCCACACGAGGTCGAACGCCTTCTGGAAGGGCGTGATCTTGTACCCGGCACTGAGGGCCAGAGTGCAGTACAGCAGGGCGTCCTTCTTCTGGCGGTTGAGGTAGGACAGCATCATCGTTGTGGCCAGGCTCATTTCAGGTCACCCTTCCTCTGGGTCGAGTGGAACGGATGGTGCGACTGCATAGGTCTTGCTCAGGATCTCCCACGGGCCGACAGCGAAGACCATCGCCACTGCCCATTGCATCCAGAACTGCGGCGTGGTGCCGGTCACCACGATCGTCGTCGCGGCGGTAGCAGCGGCGACGGCCAGCAGCTTCGTGACCTTCGCGGCGGCGGTGTCGCTCAGCGGCCTGCCGGACCAATGGCATATCGCCTTGATGAGCGCGAACACAGCCATGACCACGAGTCCCTGAAGTGCGGCCTGCTGATCGGGCGGCAGTTGCGTATACCAGTCCATGTGCGTTCTCCTTTGCTCCAGAGTGTCCCGGCGGTCAATGCCGGGCTACGCTTACGATCACGTCCAGCACCGCGACGAACACGGCGGCGGCAACGATGAACCCCACCAACTGCAACGCGTACCTCTGCAGCGTCGTCATGGCCCCCACCTCGTAAAGCAGTAGTACCCGGCCAGCAGCGCCGCCAACCCCACCACGATCACACACCACAGTATCCGCAGCGCCACCCGCGCCATCGGGTCCTCGCGCTCAGGAGGCTCATCCGCGTCGGGCAGCAGCAGCGCCGGGGCGGTCATGTCATTGCCCCGCTATCGTCTTCGCCGCCTCCGCTACCGTCGGTGAGAACCGGATGAACACGGTGCCTAGAAGCATAATGAGCGCCACGATGATTGGCCCCAGGAACGCCCGCCAGCTCTTGCCGTACTTCACGTCTTCAATCAACTTCGGCAGCGGCTTCGTGACCTGCTCGATGTCATGCAGCCGCTGCCCGTGGCCGTCCATGTCCCCGCGCAATGACTTCAGGGTCTCCACCTGCTCCGCCTGCACCCGGTCGCACCCGGCCATGCGCTGCAACATCAGCGGATGCCCATCGGACGCGCTATGCTTGTCAATGCGATCCAGCAACTCCCGGATGATGGCGCGGGCCTCGGTCTTGAACTCCTTCAAGATGGCGGTCTGCGCTTCCGTCTGCGCCACAATAGTGGCGACATCGGCTTTGATGTCCCCGTGTTGGCTACAGAAGGTGTACGCCCGAACCGGCGGCTGCTCTGCCATGATCCCGTACCCATGCCATGTATTGTGGGCAGTGCGTCGTCTCGCGGCTCGGCTCAACCCGGCTACTCCGGGCGCGGTCCGGCTTCAGCCTCCGCGCTCTCGTCGCCATCCCTCAGTATCTCGGCCAGCACCACCTCGGCCGGCTCCCGCGCCACGTCCCCCAGCGCGTTCACCCTCCGGCGCATCGCCCGCCCCAGCGCCACAATCTCAGCTACCGCCGCCTCACGAGACACCTGCGGCCTCCGTCCAACCTGCGGCCTCCCGCAACTCCCACACCCTCTCATCTCCGTTGACGACGTGCCCCATATACTCCGACAACCACTCCCGGTGCTTCAACACAATCCACTGTCGCATCAGGGGCCAGTCACCCTTCGTCCGCAGGCTGTCGTCGCGATCCCGCCTCCAACAGTACACTTTCGGCGAACAGTGTACCTTCAAGCCCCGAGAAAGGCAAGCCACAAGTAGCTCCGCATCCTCCGCCACAACCATGCTTTCGTCCAGCCAGAGGCCGCGCTCGATGCAGGCATTGCGGCGCAACGTCACCGCACAGGTGCCGCAACCAGTCGCTCCCACGACGTTGTGCGGCGTCACCGGCACCGCCAGGCTATCCTTCTCCCACTCCTGCGGGTGTCGGCGCCACTTGCGCTTCTGGCCGTAGATCAGCGACGCCCCGGTCGCCCGGAACTCCTCCAGCGTGTCCGCGATCCGGTACTCCGGCATCATGTCGTCGGCATCCATGAAGATCAGGAACTCGCCGGACGCCTGCCGTATGGCATGGTTGCGCGCCGCAGATGCTCCCCGGTTGACCTTGTGCTGCAGGCACCTGGTCGAGATCCCCAGCCCGGACAAGTCCGCGAGGCAGTCCCAGGTATCGTCCGTGCTGGCGTCATCCACGATCACGATTTCATTCGGCCGGCGCGTTTGCCACTCACAGGAACGCAGGGCCTCATACAGCGTCGTGGCGGCGTTGTAGACGGGGACGATGACAGAGACGGTGCCAGGGCTGGTGCGGCGGGTGTGGAGTTCCCACGGGTGCCAGGGAATGTAGGGAAGAAAGCCGCAGCGCGGGCGCATGGCGGTGAGGGGCGGCGTCAGCGAGCGGGGGATGCGTAGCCTACTCATCATCGTCCTCCCATGAGGCGATCCCCGCGCGCAGTTGCCGTACAAGGTCGTGGTCGCGGTCCCGCTCGCGGCGTCGGCCCTTCACCTTCGTCGCGGACTTCGCATAGCGCCGCCCGTTCTCCTGGCCATGCAGGCGTTCCGCCCTGTCTCGTGTCGGCACTGCTACACCACCTCCCGAGTTATCGCCCGCTGAGCCAATTACTGAACCTCGAACCAACGATCATCAGAAGCAGAACAGGGAACAGGACTACGATGAAAACCCTGTAGTCTGATACCGTGAACTCGACCATTGGTGTCTGAAATGGATTGCGGAATCTGTCGTGCAGAAAACCAGCGAAGACACATGCCACGACACCTACCAGAATGTATAGCACCTCATGCCACCTCCGTCAGGAAATCTGCCCACTGTCCCGCGATCACGTCCAGGCGGTACGCTCCCGCCGCCTTCTTCCCCGCCTTCCCCATGTCCTTCCGCTTCGTGGCGTTCCCCATCAGTTCGTCCAGCGCCACCTCCCACTCTTCCGGCCCGTAGCACAGCCGCCCCGTCACCCCGTCCTCGATGGCCGCCCGGTAGCTGGGCACATCGCTCACCACTACCGCCAGCCCCGCGGCCATCATGTTGACCGCCTTGTTGGCGCACTTGCACCAGCACCACTCGTTCTGGAACAGCGGTGCGATGCCGAGGTCGCACGTCGCCATGACCTCCAGTGCGCCCTCCACGCTCCACTCGTGGAACTCGGTCGGGTACGGCTTCGTGGCGACCCGCTTCTCGTTGCTCTTCACGCACCCATCCCCGTGGTCCAGGTTCGACTTGCGCGAGGTGCAGAAGTGGACGGTGAACTCGTGGCGCTTCGCCAGCGCCTCCAGCACCGGGTCCAGGTCGCGAAAATATGTGATATTGTCGTGCATCCCCATCCAGAACAGGTGCAGGCCCTCGTGCTTCCTCGGCTTCACCGACCAGTACTGCGGCCCGACCGCCTGCTCGATCATGCGCACCGTCGGGTGCAGGCGTTCCAGGTGCTGCCCGAGGCGCGGCGACCCGGCGACGATGGCCGAGACGCGCGCCATGCCGGCGATGATCGTCTCCTTGGGCCCCGGCCAGGCGTCCGCGAAGGTCATGTCGTTGCAGTCGTAGACCACGACCGGCGCGGCCGCCAGGGCCTCCTCCAGCGCCCGCATGTTGTACTGCACCACGATGATGTCGGCGCGCTCCTTGCCGTCCCACTTGTCGGCGTCCCAGCCCTGGCGCCGCAGTTCCTCGTAGACGCGCATCCCGCGTTCCCTCGTTGTGGGCTCGCCCTCATCCTGAAACAGTCGCCAACGCACCTTCGGATTGCTCATGCCGCGCCACCCTTCTGTCGTGCGATGATCTCCCGCGCCCGCTGCGTGAACTGCGCCGGCGCAATGTAGTACGCCAGCAGCGCCTCGATGTTCCGCTGCGGCGTCAGGCCCGCCAGCCGGAAACTCGGCTGCCCCAGGAACGTCACCGGCACCCCGTGCATCCACGCCTCGATGCCCACCTGCGAGTTGATGGTCGCTACGTGGTCCACTTGCTCGAGCAGCGGATGCACCGCGAAGTCCACCAGCCTGAAGTCCAGCGCCGCGCATTTCGCTTCCAACGCTGCGGGGCTCGTGAACCAGTCCGCCGGGTGCTTCTTGACGATGATCTGCTCATCGGCCTTGCGATGGATGTCCACCCAGTCCAGCAGCCCGTCGTTCGTGCAGATCGCGCCCGCCCGGAAGACCATGTTGGTGTCATAGGGCATCTGCAGCGGCACGAAGGTCGTGCGCCGGCCCTTAAGCGCCTGCCGCACCTGCCCTGGTGTCGTCAGCCGCTGCGGCTCGATGGCCTGGCTGGTCGCCAACGATAGCCAGTTCCGGTAGTCCTCATCACCCACAGTCATGCCCGCGTACAGCTCCAGGTCGCTGTGTCCCTCCGCCAGCCCCGTGCCGTCCACGATCAACATGCCGGGAAAGCTCGCCCGCTCCACGTAGATGATCGGAATGCCCCGTTCCCGCGCCCAACCCTTCGCGACCTCGTTGTACCAGCACCACTGGCTCCACAGCACCAGGGCATCATAGTGTTGTTGCTCCCATGCGCTCAGGGCCTGCCGCAGTGCCGACACCATCTCCAGCAGCGCCGGGGCGTACCACAGGAACTTTTCATTGAGCGGGAGGGCCAGCGCCCCGCAGGCCCGCTCGTATGACAGCGCGAGGATGTCCGGCAGCACCTCGCCCTGCGGTGTCGCCTCCACCCAGCGGTCGCGCAGGGCCAAGTGGTGCGCGCGTTTCGTCCAGTCATACAGCTCGCCCACCGCATCCTCGCGCACGGTCACGCAGTCCCAGGTCATGCCGGGGTTGCAGCGGGCGATCTGCCGGAAGCGCACCGCGGCGTTGCTATCAGCGGCGATGGCGAGTAGTCTCATGCGAATGCTTCCTCCAGGGTCAGTTGCGCTTCGGTGGCCTCGCGCTTCTTCACGGCTTCCTCCACGCGGCGGCAGGCGATGTCGAAATACTCCTCGCTGATCTCGATGCCGATACCGCGCCTGCCGAGGAGTTCGGCGGCTACGAGGGTCGTGCCGCTGCCCATGAACGGGTCAAAGACCGTCTCATCTTCATACGTCACTGCTGACACGAGCAGAGAGAGCAGTTCCACGGGCTTCTCTGTTGGGTGGAGGTCCGTTCCCTGTCGAGTGACGTTGAGCACGTTGCCCAAGTCGCGCCGCACCATCGGCCTGCTCTTTCCATAGGTGAAGTGCAGAATGAGTTCGTGCTGGTTGCGGAAGTAGTTGCCCATGCCGAAGTGCTGCTTGTCCCACACCACGAGGCCCACTTGCCGCAGGTCCGCGCTCTCAATCGCCGCTGACAGTTGCGGGTACATGCGCCAGTCAATGAAGCTCAGGAAGTGCGCCCCCTTGCTCATGGTGCGCTTCGTCAATAGGGCGAGTGACCGCATAAGCCAGACGAACCCCGTTGTAGTCAGGCAGTCGGATGCAAACCATGCGCTGTCTGCGGTCTCGCGGTTCATGGACTTGCGGACACCCTTCGACGCTTCGCGCCGAGTTCCGCTGCTGTACGGCGGGTCAGTAATCACCGCATCCACGCTGCCCGCCGCCAACGTCGGCAGGTATTCCAGACAGTCGCCGAGGATGAGCCGCTGCCCGCCGATCACCTCCTCCCGCAGCCCGTTCATATCTGCCGGGCCTCCTCGATGACTCTGTCCCACTCGCGTCTCGTGCAGTCCCCCAGCATCACCCTCCCGCTCTGGTGCAGGAACCCCGCCCACGACTGCGGCCGCTGCCCCGCCGGGATCATCTCCCACAGCTTCGTCCCCGGGTACGGCGTCAGCAGGCTCAGGCAGATCTCCGCGCCCTCGCCCTTGAGCCGCCGCGCCCACGCCAGCGTTGCCCGCATCTCCGCCACCGTCTCGCCCGGGAAGCCGAGTATCATGTAGAAGGCGACCGCCGCCACGCCCTTGCCCTTCAGTAGCGCCAACGCCGCCTCGGGGTCGCCCTCCTCCAGGTGCTTGCCGCTCAACTCCCGCCACCGCGGACTCGCGCTCTCCACACCCATGCACGCCTTCTCGCAGCCCCCGGCCGCCAACGCCTCCGCCAGTTCCTCGTCCACGTTCTGCAGCGCCATGTCCCCGATCCACTGGTAACCGCTGCCCGCCAGCGCCGCGCACACTGCGAGGCCATGCGCGCGGTTCACGCCGAAGCTATCGTCAATGATGCGCCCATGGGCGACGCCGAGGGCGTCCACCTCCGCGCGCACCCTCAGCGGGTCGCGCGTCCGCACTTTCGTCCCGAAGACCGCCGGCGCCGCGCAGTACGCGCAGGCATAGGGACACCCCCGCTGGGTGGCGATCATGCCACGCAGGAAGTCGGGGTACTTCTCGTGGCCGATCACGGCGTCGCGCGCGGGGAGGTAGCGGTCGAGGTCGTCATGTCCCAGTGAGAATAGCGGGTCTGTTTCCTGCGTCTCGAACGCGCTGGCTGCAAACTCCCAATCTCCTTCCCCCGCTACCACACAGTCAAAACAGCCCGACTCTGCCTCCTCGTCCGGCATCAGCGACGGGTGTATCCCTCCCGCCACCGTCCTGATCCCCCGCCTCTTCGCCATCTTCGCGAATTGGTGCGCCGCCGCCCAGTCCGCCGTCGTGTAGCTGATCCCCACCACATCCGGTTGCCACGAGTCGAGCAGGTCCCCGAACGGCGCGCAGATGTCGGCCGTCAGCGGCGCTACGTTCATCTCGCCCAGCACCACCGGCCCGTTGGGCAACGGTTCTGGATTGGATACGTCTCCGTGGTAGATCAGGACCTCGTGCCCGCGCTCCTGCAGCATCGCGGCCACGTACATCGCGCCAAGGGGGTACGTCTGATAGACCCGGCTACCGAGCAGGCTGGCAAAGTCAGGTTTGGCCAAAAGAACGCGGAGCTGCTTCACGATAGTCCTTTCTTCACGATGTACAGGCTGTTTCCGTCCGCTGCCTCCGTGGAATGGGTGCGGTACTGAATCTCACAGTTGCTGAAGGACCCCAACTCGTCCCCGCGCGGCTGGTAGAAGCGTATCTGCGAGGCCCCGCGCCCCGCCATGAGCGCATCCCAGTCCGCCACGCTGTAGTCGCGCCCGTGGTGCCACTCGTTGAGCCCCTGGTGGACCGGCACAGACAGAAGCAGGGTCCCTCCTGGCGCCGTCAACTCCATGAGCTTGGCCAGTCCCGACTCCATGTCGTCGAGATGTTCCAGCGTCTCCAGGCAGACCACCGTGTCGAATGGGTCCTGTGCGCTCAGATCCTCGATGCGACTCTCGCGGAAGTGTACCGTCGGCCCGTGCCACTGGTAGGCCTCGCCAGACACGTCTACCGCCCACACCTCGCTGGCCACCTTTGCCAGCATGGCGCTGCCGTATCCGATCCCGCACCCCGCGTCGAGCACCCGCTTTCCCACGCACCACTTGAGCGCCCACACGTAGCGCACGAGGTGCTGCTGGATCGTCACGATGGAACTGCTGAAGGTCATCCGCTCGCCGGTCATGATTCACCTCGCCCGGTATGCCACTGATCTCCCACCACGAACCACCATAGGCCACAAATCATTGCCAACATGCTGACATCTCCCATGATAACAACTCCCCAAGCCTGCCAGCCATGACCTCTGGCTACATTTACTCCTACCCATAAGAGAATCATGGCGCAGATGGTGATAACCAGGATGGCCACCAGACTGACAACTCTTTCCGCATTAGGTGTTGCCATTATATCCGCGTCACCCTCTCTATTGGCAATACCCGCCCCACGTCATCCAGGAACTCCTCCACTGTCGGCCAGAAATGGAGGTGCCAGGGATTGCCCTCATCTTTGCCAGCAATCGGTGTCGTCAGGATGTACCGCGTGTGATCATGGCTGACGCCCAGGAATGCTTGCAGGAGCACGTCCATCTCGCGAATGTGCTCCAACACGTCAAGGCACACGACCACATCGAACGGCCCTATCCCAGCAGTCCATTCCGGCAGATTGAAGTCCCCCGCCACGAAGGTCACGCCCGGTGTCGGGTACAGCACCCGCGCCCACTGCACCGCATAGTCCTGATCCACGGCTACCACCGGCCGCCGACTCTTCAGCGAGTAGATGCGCGCTGGCAGCCCGCACCCGCACCCAGCCTCCAAGACTCGGTCGCCCTCGTTGATGAGTTCCGCCGCCCGCTGCCAATGGATGAAGTGCGAGTTGACGTTGCTCACCCCACCCGTGAACGCCTCCGGCACCATGCGCTCCCCGTCGGCCCACTGCTTCATGCCCTCCAGGTACTCTTCCTGTGTCATCATCATCTCCTTTCCCAGATATCCCAACCCGTGTGCGGCTGTTGTTCCGGCTTCCACTCATACCGATACGCCAAGTCCAGGGCGCACGTCACGGCCTCCGGCGCAAAGTTCTTGTTCTCCTGGTGCCCATCAAACTCCGGCCGGGTCCAGTCCAGCCGCGTGTAGTTCGTCAGGAACAGCCCACCCGAGGGCAACGCCTCCATCATCTTCGGAAAGAGCCATCGGATGCCCGCGACGTGCTCGAAGGCCGTGACCTCGATGATGAGTGCGGTGTCGCTCGTCACCTGCAGGGAAGCATCGTCGCCCTGGGCCGCGAGCACGATCTCATGCTTGACGCCCGCCTGCTGTAACTGCCAGGCCGCGAAGTACAGCGGCAGCGGGTTGATGTCCACCAGCCGCACTGTGGGGCACGTCAGGCGGCTGGCGAAGTACAGCGACGCATCCACCCAGGGCCCACAGCCAAAGTCCATGATCTCGGCGTCCTCCCGACTCCCACACAGCAGATCCCCGATGCTCTTGGCATAGAGGCCCAGGCGCAGGGCGCTATCCGGGCGCATCCGCTCCAGCCCGGGGTCCACCATGCTGAGTACGTGTGTCATCTGTAGCCCATAGGAGGCAGTTGCCCGGTCGCCCGCCTCCCACTGGGCGATCAGGGCCTCGGGGATGCCGAACTCCCGCAACTGCTGGCGCTTGCGGTCGTGGTAATTCGCGCCCCCCAGGTGATTGTTGAAGAACTCCCATCCCGCGGCCTCGTCCCCGACGATGACCCGTCTCATGCGGTCCCCTCCGACACCAGGTGGTTGCCCGGGCCCGGCCCGGTGTCGCCACGCTCTGTCCACCGTTCAACAGTGCCGTCTGCCCGCAGAAGATCACCGCATTCATCGCAATGACGATTGGTGTCTGTCTTGAAGATTGTTGGGCGAAAAGGCCTCTGCCTGCGCCAATGCCCTCCTACGCCAGGATGCTCTGTCCAGACGAAGGGGCGTCTCTTGCAGCTACAAATCATCTCAGCCATCTGCCATCGCACCTCCTGCCATTACTCGGTCCACAATGGCCATCCACTGTCGCTGCTCCCGCTCCCACGTCCGCTCCCGCGTCAGCCGCACCCCGTTGCGTGCCAGCTTCTCCCGCAGCGTCGGTTCCTCGAACACGCGCGTCACCGCCGCCACGATCCCTGCCGTGATCTCCTGCCCCAGCGCCGGCCTCGTCTTCGTGTCCATCCCGCGCGCGATGAACTCCGCGGTCGGGATGTTCGGCACCAGCAGCAAGTCCTCATCGTCCACCGCCACGTCGCTCACGCCGATCGGCGTCGCCACCAGCGGCGTCCCGCACGCCATGGCCTCCAGATCGGTCAGACTGAAGCCCTCGATCAGCGACGGCCGCACGAAGCACGAGACGCTGTTAAGCAACCTTCGCAGTTCGTTCGGATCGTAGGTCTTCACGTGCCGCACCTTGCACGGCCACCTCGGCGCCGTCTGCCCCACCACCACGACCTCCAGGTCTGCATACCGTCGCGCCAACTCCAGCACCGCCGCCTCCGCATAGTCCTGCCCCGTGAACCATACCGGGGCGTTTTTGCGAATCATCATCAACGAGTGCGGCCACTTGCGCTCTAGAAACCAGTCGGGGTAGAAGATCAGATTGTCCACCGCGTTGTCAATCTGCCCCGCGATCTCCATGCCGTATTCCTCGGCGAAGCCGCGCATGTGGTTGGCGATGATGACATGCTGGTAGCCGGGGGTGCGGAAGTTGGCCTCCACCGTTTTCGTAGCCTCGATGTCCCACTTCGGCTCGTCGCTCTGGATCAACGCCAGCCGGTGCGAGGCCTTGATCTTCGCCCCGATGGGCAGCGTCGCATGGTAGTTCGCCACTACCATGTCGTAGGGCGGTTCGATCGTGTTCTGCGTCAGCCGCCGCACGAAACTCCAATCGGTCCATTCGCCCCGCTTCCACTCGTTGAACGAGTTCACCGACACTTCCCATCCCGCCTCGTACATCGCGTGCATCATGTGGTAGCACACCTTCACACCACCATGACACCCGAGCGAAGCCATCATCCACAGTACCCGTCGCGGCTTCTCAGGCCCGCGTGGAGCGACTTTCAGCACCGAGTAGGGCACAGGGGCCATCGGAAAGGTACTTAGGTTCGCGTGCCCGTAGTCCGGTATCGCCGCATAGCCTCGCCGGTCCTCCCCATAGTGGCAGCACATCACCTGCGGGTCCAGGTAGAGCTGGTGCCCCAGCGCCGCCGCCTCCGCGCAAAGATGGTCGTCCTCGCCGCCGCCCCCGTCCACGATCCCCGTCAGTTCCTCCGGCTGCCAGTGTACCTGCTCCAGCATCTCGCGCTTCATCAGCAGACACCCGAACCCGGACATGGCGATCTTACGCAACCCCTCGGTCGCGATCTGCTGCGGTCGCAGTAGCGGTTGCCCGAAGCCATCTCGGGCAATCACGCTGTCCGGCTTGCGGCTCGGCACCACGCCGCTCACCAGAGGCTGCCCATGCGCCGCCATGGCCTCTGCGGCGTCCTCAGGCACCACCACGTCGCAGTCCACCCACAAGGTGAACTCTCCCCCCACCTTGAGGTCCAGCAGCGCCCTGCGCGTCTCCTCGCGAAGCAGGGCGACGATCCCGCTGTGCCACTGGTTGTCGCGGCTGACGCTCAGGTCCACCTCGATGCTGCTCAGGGGCCCGTCCCAGTGGCGCGCCACCAGCCGTCGGCTCAGCTTGCTCGGGCCGTTGTAGGTGACGTGGAGCACCTTGTCGCCCTCCCAACGCAGGCGCCGAAAGGCCACGAGCACCTCGGGCAAGACGTAGGCCTTGGCGTCGGTCACGATGGTTGTGATGATGAGGGGATTGGTGAGGTCGGCAGGAAGGCTGACCTGCGGAACCCCGGTGCGCACGACGGCTACGATGCTGGGGCCGCTGCCCGGCTTGCCGCCAGGAGTGCGCGGGGGCGATGACGATGTCAGCGGTGGCGTCAGCGAGAGCATACGCGGTATGCTCATCTTCGACTCCTTGGTCTCGGGCTGTGGCGGTGGTGCGGCGGGTGTGCCTACGACGGACCTGGTGTGGCGGCGCGGCGGGGGCCTGCTACTGCGGCTGTTGCGGCGCATGGGGGCAAGGTCTCCTTTTCAGTAGAGCGGCTATGAGACGGGCGCGTCAGTGACAGGTAAGAAGCTTCCGCGAAAGCCATACGGGATGGCGAACATGGGGTTGGTGGCCACGTCCGCCGCGGTGGCAGCGTAGCCAAACAAGAACCCTGCCTCGCAGATCGTTCCTTTGTATGGCGTATAACCAAATCCCAGTACGCCCGACCCCACGCCTACATGCAAGTTACCTGTGCCTCCGGTTGGGACACCCGTAGTCGGCACGAAGTTGCCAAGTACCAGACCATCCATGTAGCAAGCCCCGCTACCCGCTTCCAGGTCGGCCGACAGAACGAAGCGATGGCCCATTCCATCCTCCACGTTGGACAAAAGGTCGAACAATACCTGGAACGATATTTCGTTGGCTGAGAACACTATCCACACAGTCTCAATCGGCGGGTCTCCGTGTGGTGGGCCTTCCAACAACGACAGGTTGACCAATCTACCGAGGCCATCGGAACCAGTATAGTGCATGATCGTTTCGTTGCCCCACTGCATAGAACCCTTCTTGACATCGACGAGAAATGTCATCTTTCGCAGGTCCCAAGGCGCTGGTCCAGGCGGAACATCGCAGTATTGTGCCAATACAGACTCGCCCTGCGGGAATGAGAGACCACTTGATGTCCATCCCGATGTCCACCAATTCAACAATGTACCATTCAACGACGGGTCGGAGGCGTTCGCAACCAATGTTGGGTCTGACGTGTCCTCCGCGCACCAGCTCCAGAACGCCGCGTACTGCGCCAGCGGGTTCCCCGTGTCAATCGGCGTCCACCACGGTGGCCGCGCGCTCCCGATATCCCCCCCGTACCGCCGGTTGTTCATCCGGTCGAACGTCTTCGGCACTGCCACCGACCGCGCCGCCCCCGGCCACGCCCCCGGCGTCAACTCCAGTTCCACCAGGCCGCCCAACCCCTCTGGGTACACCGCCACCACCAGCCCGCCCGACACCAACTCCCCCGCCGTCACCACCGACCCGGGATCCCCTGGCTGAAGTTGCCCCGCCACCGTCAGCCGCCCCTCCCCCGCCGTCACGACCACGCCGCCATCTGGGACGATCTCCACCGGCGTATGCGAGACCAACTCCGCATCGCCGGCCGCCACGACGGACCCTGGGCCATCCGGCGCGACCACCACCGGCGTGTGCGACACCAACTCGCCTTCCCCCGCCGTCACCACCACTCCGCCATCCGGCACCACCCGCGTCACCGGCATCTCGATCACGAACGGCGCCGGCTCAGTCACGCCCTCATCCGTCCAGCCCACCAGCAATAGGTCCGGGCCCGTCCCCTCCAGATACCAGCGCCTCTTCGCTGGCGCCGTCGCGAGCACCACGCCCGGCGTCGCATTGTTGCCGGGATCCCACTGTACCGCCGTCGCCTCAAAGTTGGTAGGGTTCACGTAGCCGAAGAAGCCGACATCGGCTACCACCGCGCCTATCGCCGGCCAGTAGCCGAAGGTCTGGTAGTCGCCCTGAACTCCCGACTCGGGAGCCGGGAGTTCTATGACATCGGTAAGGGCGGTCAGCGTCAGGGCCATGGCGTCTTACTCTTCAGCCACGAGATTCTGCACGTAGGCTTCGGCGGTCTCTGGAATGACCACGCGGGTCCATGTCTTCTGCTTGCCCGGCGTCGCCAACACGAAGCTCACGACGGCACCCTGGCGCACCTGCCGATACGCCGCACCATCCACGAGCGCCATGCTGGTCCCGCCGCGGACGATCTCCACCGGCGTCCCATCCGGGTCGTAGACCTCGGGCGAGAAAACCTCGGAGACGTAGAAGGTCCCCGTCGTATCATCCGGCCCCTCAGTGCCGGCGAGGCACCAGACAGTGCAGTAGCCGTCCGGGGTGGGTTCCGGCGTAGCCGCCTTGGGCACCACGAAGGCCCCGTCGGTCGGCGTCGTCACGCTGCCATCGGCCGCCACTACGAGCGTGTACGGGTTGGCGGGCGTGTATCCAGCCGGCGCCATGATCGTGACCGCATAGGTGCCTGGGTCGAGACCCCAGGCGCTCGCGAAGGTCCCATCGGTCTCGCTGCTCTGGACCGAGAGACCCGGGATGGTCAGCCGGGCGGCGGGCACCGGATCTCCGCTGTCGTCTTCCACGGTCAACGGCACCGGGAACTCGCCGTCCCCGAAGGCGGCAGCCACGACCGCGGCGGCATTCGCGGCAGCGGTCGGCACCGCGTCCACAGCGGCCTGTAGCGTCACCTGTGCTGCCCGCAGGGCCACGAGCGTCTCATCGGTCCACCCGTCGCCCATGAGCGCCACGACGAGATTGCCGATGGCAGTCACCGCGAGGCTCGTAGCCAGTCCGCTCACCGGCGCGTCGAGGAACTCCGCCCGCGCCTTCGTGTAGTCCGCGTCCGGCACCACCGTCAGCGGCAGAATCACCACGTCGGGAGTCGCGCTCACGCCCTGAATCGTCACGCACTCCGCCGTCATCTCCGCTGCCGTCAGCAGCAGCGAGCAGACGCCGTTCTCCACGTCAACAGGAGCATTGGTAGCCGCCGCCGCCGCGCCGTCGCGCACGAGCCGGATGGTATGGTTCGCGGCATCAGCAAGTGCTGGCGCATTGTTGTCCACGTCCCACGCGACGTAGTGCGCAATGAAGGCCTGTCCGTAGAGGGCCATGCGTCCTCACGCTCCTTAGGTCGCGACCGCGCTGATGGCGGGCTGCCACTGCGTGTCCTGATCCGGCGTGAGACCTGCCGCCAGAGTCAGCTTGATCCATACGCCCTGCCACTCATCGGCGGCGAGGTTGCCGTCCTCGGCGTCCCCGGCGACATGGGCTGCGCCCTCAGAGGCGTGTTCACCCCAGGAGTAGGTGCCGCCCGTGGTCGGTTCCGTGACGCGATTCGCCGTCGTCTCAGACCCACCCGTGAGCGTCACGTCGCCGCTCATCTCGCAGTCCATCGTGAGGTAGGCCCCGGCATCCTGTGCCAGCCACACCTTCGCCTCGATGGCGGCATCACTGGCGTGGTCATTGCCCACGAAGACCTTCTCGTACAGGTCCTTGCTGGCGCCACCGACCGCGTTGGCCTTCGCCAGGATGAACATGCGGGCCGCGCCGCGCTCCCCGATGGGAATGGTGTGGATCGCCGCTGCCGTCGTGTTGCCTGTGACCGCAATCGTCCCGTTGGCATCCGAGGCCAGCACGAGGCTCACGAGGTGCAGGTACGTGTTAGTCGAGACCTTGGGCGTCACGCCGGTCAGGGCGAACGTCTCGGTCGCCCAGGTGCCGTCCGGGGCATAGCCCATGAGTGTGCAGTTCTGAGTGTCCGCAGCGGAGTCCGAGGTCAACTTCACCTGCTCGCCGCTGCCGGTGTTCATGGCGTCGGCATAGGTGCGGTCAATCAGTTGCATCTTCGGATCGAGCGCCCCTCCGCTGGTGCCGGTGTCCGCAACGGGCCGGCTGGCGGCGAGGTAGAACTTGAGGTCGGCGTCGGCGACTGGCATGGGACTAACCTCCTAGTGCCTGGGGGTCCAGGGCGTATTCTGAAATAGGGCCATGATGAACTGCCGGGCGCTGCGAATGTCTGTACCGAGCGAGGCCGCGAGACTGGCCAAAATCACTTCCAAGGTGCCGAGGCTCGCCTGCCCGGTCTTTACCAGCACCAGCAGGTGCCCGAGGCTGGCGAGTTGTGCCTGTGAGACGCTGAGACCCGCGCCGACACTGGCGTTGCGCGAGGCCGTGAGGCCATCCAGCAAGGTGCCGATGCTGGCGGGCGCTTCGGCGGCCAGGGTCAGCAGCGTCCCCATGCTCGCGTCATGGGCGTTACTGGCGCTGAGGCCGGCCCCGAGGCTCCCGTCACCCGCGCCGCTCACGTTCATCCCCGTACCCACGCTGCCATCGAGATCTGCGCTGGCGTCTCGCCCATGCGCGCTGCTGGCAGGTTGCGCTCCGGTGACATCGAGGCCGGTGCCGAGGCTGCCGTCACCCGCCGCGTTCACATCGCGCAGGGTGCCCAGGCTGCCATCGCCGACACCGGCTACGTCCAACCCGGCCCCCAGCGAACCGTCGCGGCTGCCTGTGACCTCCAGCCCCGCCGCCACCGCGGCCGTGAGGGCCTGTGTGATCTGTAGCAGCGTGCCGAGACTGACGAGGCGCTCCTGCGACAGCACGAGGCCGCTGCTGAGGCTGCCACCGAGAGCTTGCGCGACGGTGAGTCCTGCGCTCAGGCTGGAGGCGAGGGCTCGGGAAACGGCCATGCCGGTGCCGAGGCTGGCGAGGCGGCTGTTGCTGATCGCCGCGCCCCCCGTTACGACCACCAGCACCAGCCCCAACCCCGAGTGGTCCAGCGTCGTCGTGTCAATGGCCGTCGTGCCGTCGTGCAGAGGCACGGAGGTCATGCCGCCGTAGCCGAGACCGCTGTAGTCGAGGGTGCGGGTGTCTCCCATAGTTATGCCAGCGCCGGATCGTCAAAGTAGAACAGCGCATCGCCGTCGGTGTTGTCCGTGACGCGCAGGCCGAACTGCACCACGCCGTCATAGGCCACGGTGCCGGTGAGGTCCACGGTGTGCTGCGTCTCGTTGCCATCCCAGGCCGTCGCCACATCCGTCACGGTCACGGCAGCATGGTCGGCGATAGTCAACCCGTTCGGCTGGAAGAGGAAGACCTCCACGGTGGGCACGGTTGCCCCCGCTAACGAGGTGCTGCACTGGTAGAAAGTGAACGCGGTCGGCGTGTCGTCCTTGTCCACCAAGAACGGTGGCAGCAGGTAGGTGCCCGGCACCGACTTGTCGCCGGGGTCCATCCGCAGACAGTGGCCGGTGCCGCCACGACCTTCTACCTTGTCCACCACGATGTTCGGCGCGACGAACCACTCATTGCCCGTCGTCAGGTCCACGTTGCAGGCGAGGAGAGTGCCACTCATGCCAGTCGTCTGAGATTGCCCCCCCGTGTCCGCCTCCCCGATCATCAGCCATCCGTTAACCACGATGAGATACACGGACGTAGCTGCCGAGCGGGCATACAGCTTACCAATCACCAGGGCATATGGAGTGCTAATGTTTACGGCGCATGCGCCGCCGCGCAAGTCAGCAAAGTCCACGCGGGTTAGAGATACGTTGGTCAGCCGAAGGCATCCTACTGTTGACCGAGTACCGTACACATATAGAGTCCCCACCGAATCTGGAGCAGCCACAGTGCAATATAAACCGTAGTTGCCCGGCCCAGCAATGTAGCACAAGTCAAGCCCGGTGCCTGTGCAGGCGTTGGTGAGGAAAAGCACACCGTATGTGTTCGTCCCCGACGAGTAGAGGTCACTCACCAGGCAGGCGAGCGCCCCGTTGAAGATCCATCCTGTCGAGTAATCGCACACCCCGATTTTGCAGTTGCGCATGTCGAGATAGTCGGCGGTGATGGCCAGGCCGTTGCCGGTCAGCGTCGTGCCGCTCTGCTTGATCCACGTCTCCCCGTCTACTAATCCTGTCGTCGGGTTCCACCCACCCGAGACCTTTATCATGCTGCCGGCAGAACCCGATTTGTTGCCTAGCGTCTCCCCCGCGCTGGCGTGAGGGGCGAGTTTGCTGGCCGCACCCGTACCACCAGGACCGTAGTAGGACATATTGCCGGCAGTGCCGAGGGTGATGGTGGTAGTCGGCGCGCCATAGCTGATCGCCCTTACCCGCCACCACATTTTGCTATTCGGGAGGGCGTTGTCGCTGTTCAGTTTGATGAAGTCGCCGACCGCGATCTCGCCCGTGAAGTCGCCCGTACCCGTCACTGTCGCGGAGTCGTTGGTGAAGGTCAGGTTGCCGGTGGCTATCGCTGTCGTGCTGGACTTGGCGATGCGCACCTCATCGCCCGCAGAGCAGAGGTTCAGCGCCGCGTCGAACGTCTTCTTCGCCAGCGCCCAGGTGCTTCCGTTGTCGCCATCGTCGCCCGTCGTCGGGTCGCAGAAGTAGGTCGTGCCCACGCTACCTCACCTCCTCCCATTTGCGGATCGCGGCCAACCTCGCTGCCAGCGGCTTCGGCTTGCGGCGCTTCCCGGTCGGGTTATCATCCAGGTCCACCAGCGGCCCACGCACCCGGTAGCCGACCGTCACCACAACCTCGTCACCGTCGCACTCCACGTCCAGTATGCGCAGCTTCGGTGCGGGCATCAGAACTCGCCTCCCTCAAGCCCCGCCAGAAGTTGCTCCTCGGCGTGGGCGATGGACGCGGCCTCGCAGGCCTCGCGCAGCTTCGTCATCGCCTCGGCGTCCGTGGCGTTGCGGTCCACCGGCACCACCAGGTACTGCAGGTCCTCGGGCGCGAACTCCAGGTGGCCGCGCACCTGCTGCCGGTCAGGGTTGGCGTCGTCAATGCGCCAGTGCTCGACGCGGATGCTGTACCCGTCGCCGATCTCCTCGGTGTAGCCGCTGTACATGGTCTCGCTCCTATGTGATCGTTACGCTACCCCGCCCCGCCGCACAGCCACCCGACCGCCAGCCCCGCCAGGATGATCGCCACTTGTGCCAGCCGCCACCGCCACGACCTGCCGATCGCTTTCCTCGTCATCATGTCACCACCACCGAGTTTTCGACGATCCGGTGTGTCGTGCCGCTCACAACATGCCGCCCGAACAGCACCGTCCCGTCGCGCTCGTACAGGCTGATGTCCAGCCGCCCGATCGCGTCCGCGCTGCAGGCCACGTCGGCGTAGCCCGAGGGCAGCGCCGGCAGGGCGTCCGTCCCGAGCAGCGTGATCGTCCCCGAGCCGACCACGTACTCGTAATACTTGGCGTCGGCGCCGTCCACGCACATGAACCGGAACGTGTCCGCGGCCACCTGCAGGAACGGCGTGATGTGGACGGTCGGAAGCGCCACGGTGTCCACGGTGCCCTTCGTCGGCGTGGCCGGGGTCACGTCCCAGGCGGCGAAGTCGAAGTAGGGGTCGTCGGAGCCGTCGAGGTAGGAGCCCGAGCAGATGTAGATGTGGGTGCCGTCGCCGGCGTCGTAGGCGGCGGCGGTCTGGCCGGGGTCGTGCGTGGTCGCGCCATAGAAGACGGGAGTGGTCGTCCATGTCTTGCGGGTGAAGGCGATGTCGAGCGGGTCGGCGGTGATGATCTCCGCGAAGGCGATGAGGTAGGTCTCTACAGCGCTGATGAGGCCCTGGAAGGGGAAGAGGATGTAGTTGGTGCCGCCGATGGTGGCGCGGCAGGGGCGGATATGGTCGCCGGGGCCGTAGTAGGGGCCGTCCCACCACCAGTTCCAGGGCCAGTCGGGGGGGGTGCCGCCGGCGGCGAGGGTGGGGGCGGGGGCGGTGCCGTCAGGTGTGGTTGTCCAAGGGTTCCCAGGAAGTGATGCTCCGTCGCTCACGTAGAGAGGGTCGCCACCGCCCGAATTGATAATCCAGTAGTCGCCGATGTCTACCAGATTGTACCCATGCTCATTGACGAAGGGACTGCCTACCCCCGTGTAAATGCCATTCGCGTTCGCGATGCCTGCACTACTTGCGATCCATGACATGACTTTGTGCCCCTTCGCCTTGTACGTCGGACCTTTGCGCAGGTGAGGCGCAGGCCCGCTGTCCCGCGCCGCCGCCTCGTCCTCGACCGCAGGCCCGTACCACACGGCCTGCCATGTTTCCGGCCTCGCCAGTTGCGGCTTCGCGATGCTCAGCACCGCCGCGCACAACGCCAACAGCACCAGCCCGCACCAGAACCCCCGCTCCCATGTCTTCATCTCGAACACCGCCTTTCTCTGAAAGCACAACGGCCCCCAAACAGGAACCACGCTGCGTTCCGCCAGGATCGCGCCGTGGAGCCCGCTGGGGGCCGAGATGACCTGTCGCCCTACTCGCCGCCCGAAAGCGGCTTAGAAACGCTCCTGTGTGTTCGCGATCCTGGCGAGGACCGTTCTACTCCCATAAAACTTCGGTGTCAAGGTGCTTTGCGCGAAATGACAAGCCCACTCCCACGCCTCAGGAAATGTACTCGATCAGCGTCTCTGTAGTAATTGAGACGGGCGCCCCCGCCGGGCAGTTGATCCCCGGCGTCACCGGAATCCAGAACCACAGCGTCCCGTCCGCCTTGTGGACCCCGATCGCCACCACCACGCCCCAACCCACCGACGGCGTGCCGAAGGCGAACTCGGCCTCGTTCCACACCGTCCCCGGGATGCCCCCCGACCTCGCCAGCAACGTCCCGTTGATCCGGGCATAGCCGCCGCCGGTGCATTCCGTCCCGGCCGCCGACTTGCTCGGGCTCACCGTGTACAGCCCGATCTTGAAGGGCGAGAACGTTGCCACCCAGTCGCCCCACTCCTCGGCGAACGCATTGGTGCAGTTGTACTCTGTGACGGCCATCGTTCATCACCCTTCGCTTCTCGCGTTGCGTTCTCGTCTACCCTAACTTTCCGGCACCGACCATGGCCCGACCATCTCGCGCCCCTCGAACTGCGTCGTTCCCCGGCTCGGATCGTGGCGCACCCCCACCAGCCTGAACTTCAACCCATCGCACCCCGCCCACGCCGCCCCCTGTACCTGCGCCACCATCCCCACCTTCACCGCCACCGCCATCGGCGTCACGAACCGGATCTTCTTCGCCCGCACCCCCGACCGCGCCGCCAGTTGCGCCACCCGCTGATTCACGTCCTGCTGCGTCATCAGGGCGTCGTCATTCTCGACCCGGCTCACCGTGAACCCGACAAAATCATCCCCCGGTGGCTCAGTATAGTCCAAAGCATCCGCGTTCCGCCAGTGCCCGAGTATCTGCCGATCATCAGACCACTCCGCGGCGATCCTCGCATCGCGCCACCAGCGCCCCCGCAAGCTGTACTTCTTGTCCCGCCGCGCCGAGGTCCCGACAACCGTGATGCTGTTGGCATAGTCCTGCCGGTCCAGCGCCGCGACCTCGCACCGAAAATCCCAAGCCGGCTGCACGCTGTACGGCCAGAACGGCGCCGCCTCCAGTGGGTCATTGAAGCCGTTCCACGTCACATCGGGCGTCAGATAGGCCACCAGGTCAACACCGCCGGTGATCCGCAGCGCGTCCGCCGCCAGGCACCCACTACTGTCCCACCCGTTGTCGCTGTGTGTCATCCACTCTAGCACATCGTTGCCGTTCCCATCCGTCCCCACCACGGCTTCCGTCCGCTTCGTGCGGCAGTACCGACAAGCCGTCTTGACCTTCCCGTCGCTCAGGTCGTAGTACAGCACCCCGCCGTAGCCGCCCCAGGGGTCGCCCTGGTCACTGCGGCTGTCGCCCCCCGCGAGGCTGCGCATGACTTCCAGCCAACTCTTCCCGCGGCCATGCACGAGCTGGTCGCTCTCCGGGATGTCCAGGATGTCCTCCAGGTCGTACTGGCGCGCCCCGAAGCCATTCATCTCCAGCCCGAAGCGCAGTGCGTCATAGACGCTCCATGACCGGAAGCACAGGTCGCTCTCCCCTTCCCACTGCGCCAGTGCCAGCCACCCGAGTGCGTCGATCAGGCTGATGCGCCCCTCCAAAAAGCCTGCTTCCACGGCCGCGATCCACATCTCTGCCCACGTCGCCGTCACATCAGTGTCCGCCCCACCATCGAGGTCCTCGTAGATCCAACCCACGTGGTTGAGCTTGACCGCCCGTCCCACGTTCCAGTCCGCCAGCGGTGCCGTCGCCGGGTCCACCCAGTCCCCCGGCGCCCCGATGGGCCCGAGGTTGCTCACGGTGAACCCGACACGCTGGTTGCCCTCCGCCTCCCCGTCAATGCCGATGTCCGCCACCGGCCGCGCCGGCACCGTGAACGCCGGGGCCCCGTTGTCCGTCAGCACCGGCTCCTGCCAAATCTGCACGGCCTCCACGAACGGCGGCGTCTGCGTCAGCACGTCGTCGTAGATGGCCGCCCCCGTCGGGTAGACCCCCTCGCTGATCCGCAGGTCATACCGCATGTGGTCCGTCAGGCCGTCATCATCCGTCGCCACCGGCCCAACCAGCGAGACTGACATGCCCTCCGTGTCCGGCAGCGTGTCCACGATCACCGGGGCTTCGTCCTCGGACGCCCGGGCCGCCCACGAGAAGGGCTGCCCCAACACCCGGCCCTGCACCGTGGCCACATCCAGCGACGGCGCATACTTCGGCCAGGACCGTGCCGTCGCCACCGGGAACACATTCAGGTCCAGCCAGCACGTGAACTGGCCGGGGAAATTGCTCACCAGAACCTGCCCGCTCGGGCAGACCGGCTCGTCCGCCCCCTCTACCAGGTAGTAGGCGAAGTTCTGGTCGTTCAAGTACCCACTTTGGCTCACGCAGATCGCGTGGCCCATGGTGCCGATGTGGTACGTGTAGCCCTCATCGGCGGCCTTCTCGGCCTTGTACTCCTCCAGGTCGCCCTCTGTCCACGCCCGCGGCACGAAGTGACCGGCCGGGTTCGGATCGAAGGCCCACACCCAGTCGGCACCCACCCACTCGTAGAGCTGCGGCTTGCCCACCACCGGGCACCACAACATCCACTTGCCATAGGGGTAGGAGATCGTGTGCAGCGTCGTGTCGATGTGCAGCCCGCCCCAGGAGATCGTCGTCCCCGGCAACTCGTTGCCGAGGATATACGCTGCTGCCGCGACCGACTGCATGTAGGGAGAACACGCCTGCCGGCGGAAGCCCACCGTGAAGAACGGGTTCGGGGCCTGCCCCATGTGGCCATCCGCCAACTCGGGGCCCGAGAAACCGACCTCCGACCTGATCCAGTTCTGCGGCACGCTGCTGTCGCCCTCGTAGGCGACCTTCTGCGTCATATCGTAGAGAAGGCCGTCCGGGCGGAGAGTGAAGTCCCAGTAGGCGGTAAAGTCGTCGTAGGTGGCTCCCGTCGGGGAGAAGGTGTAGTAGTTCCAGAAGTCGTTGTGGATCGTCCCGGCGGGGGTCGGCCAATCTGGCGCGCCCGTGCTGGTGGTGACACCCCAGCGGCGCGTCGGGGTGTCGTCGCCGCGGATGGCCGGCACGGGCTGGCGGTAGTACGGTGTGGGGAGGATGCCCTTGAGATGCTGGCGGTTGATCGGGATGAGATGGGGGATGGCCTGCGCGCCGAACTGCGTCATCGTGTTCGCGGGGAAGGCGCTCGTGTAGAGCTTGCCAGCCTGGGCCAGCGAAGCGAGACGATCATAAAAGAAGAACCCCTCGCTGCCGGCAGCGATGCTGTACTCGCGCTTCCGGCTGTCGGCCAGCGCGACCTCGATCTTCGGCGTCTTGAACATCGGGTTCGGCACGACACATCTCCTCAGACTGCGTGAAGGTCAACGAGCGACCAACTCGCGCCGCTGTCAACCGAGTCGTACTCCACGATCCCTGCGCCGGTCCCCGGCAGATCGTCCCACGCCGTGCCTGTCTTCGGCACCACCACGATCAGTTCCATGGTCGCCGGGCGTCGGATGATCGCTGGCCGCCCTTCGTCCGCCGGCCCCACCACCACCGGGTCCCCGAGCGTCTCCAACGTCGCGTCCGCCCGGAACTGGTACGCCATGCACTTGCCCGCCGCCCCCTGGTACGCGCCCGGGAGATACCCCACGAGGCGCAGCACATCCCTATCACACCACAGGTTCGGGTACTCCAGGCCATCCACGTCCGCCGCCCAGACCGTCCCACTCAGATCCTTCTCATGCCACGTGGCGCCGCGGTCGGGGCTCGTGTTCAGGATCGTCTTCGCTCCATGCCAGACGGCCTCGAAAAAGCGCCAGTTGAACGGATGGACCACCAGCACCGGGAAGCGTGGAGACCCGAATGGTTCATAGACATTGACCACATCCCCCACCTGCGCCCACGTCTGTTGGTCATATACCCGGAACCGCACCGTGCCCCCGCCGATGCTCACCACGTAGACCCGGTTCTCGAACGGCACCCCGTAGGCCTCGACATCGGTGAAGTCCGCCGGCGGGGTCCCCGTCTGGAGTGTCACTGGTGCGCCCCAGCCGCCGTCTAACGACGCGGAGGGCACAACCTTGAGCAACCCCCCGGTACTGACCACCAGCTCCGTCTGGGCGTCTCCTGGCAGCACGTTCGCCACGGCTGAGGTATCCGCGGCGAGGGTGTCCACTGTCGTCCGTTCCGACCAGGTGTAGGCCATCAGGGAAGCAACTCCAACTCGTGCAACGCCTCTACGACCAGCCGGGCTATGCCACTCACGAAGTAGGCGAACTCTTCCTCTGGAGAGAATGCACCGGCCGGGGCATCCGACAGATCCCAATCCACCGAATTGCCCCGTTTGCGCCGCCACCAGGCCGCTGCCGCGTGGACAGACTCATGGACAATGGTTGACGTGCCCAGGGCTGTGCGACACAGATACATCGTGCCGAACTCGCGACCGACAACCTGCCTTCCATTGGTCTCTCTGCACAAGCGGTATCGGCAGAAAGCGCCCTTCGTTACGCGATTGTTTTTGGAGGCATTGAGATGCCCTGCGGAACGCGCTGCTGCCACCATCTGTTTGCGCTTCTCAAACACCCGGACATTGAAGCACAGCCCATGTTTCGTCTCAGGCCAGATCGTGAACCACGCCACTTGTCCCTCGGGGAGGTCGCTCATTTGCTTTGTACCTTCCACCATCCCACGCTGCCATCCGTCGCCAGCCCCGCGTCCGTCACCAGCAGCGTGTCCGCGACCGCGTGGTGCCCGATGCTCAGGTTCGCTGCTGCCGCCAGACGGTACTTGCGGAAGTTCGTCTGGATCGCCCCCAACCAGTTGTCCCCCACCTGTGACACCGCATACATGCACCCGTCCCCGTCTACGGCCAGTTGGTCGTAGTAGTCCCAGAAGCCCTCCGCAAACAGTTCCCCGGCCACATCCCAGTCGCCAGGGTCGCCCCCGGCTGCGACGAACGGAACCCAGCCGGCCCACAGGTGGCTCGTGGCCGATACTATCGCCGGCTGATCATCGTCATCCACCACCACCGCAATCGGCGCCGCCGTCCCGCACCCCCAAATGGTCGCCGCCACTGTCCCCGCGCGGTACGTCTCGAAGCCTGCCCCGGCCGCGCTCTTGCCACCTCCGGCCAGCCAGAGCCGCGACACCAGTTCCGCTACCTCCGGGCTCCCCACGGACACCCACGTATCCACCAGCACATCGTCGCAGTAGCACTCGGCGTAGTGGGCTCCTCCCTCATCTATCACCATGCGGAAGCGCAACTCCACGTCCAGTGCCCCTGCCGTGAACCCCTGCACAAGCGTGCCCGCCCCGCTCGTCGTCACGGAATAGTCGGACCAGAAGAACTCCGCATCCGTCGGGCCCCAGTAGAGCAGCCCTTGTGTCGCACCGTCGCCGACCACACGGAAGTACATGATGCCGTTGACGCCGAACCACTCTCCGCCATACCACACGGCATCGTCCAGAAGCGTCGCTTGCGCCTGAGTAGCCTTCAGGCGCAGCGTCACGTCGGCGACGGAGCAGTACCGCAGGGCAGCCATGGTCTACGTCAGTCCTGTCGCGGGGCCACCGACATTCTGGTAGCGCACCATGTTCTTGATCTCGCCCCGCAGCACCACGCGGATGGTCTCCTTGTCCGTGCGAGCGTCAATCTGCACCGTCTGGGTGCCACCCTGCGGGTTGTAGCCCACCGGCTCCAGCCCGGGCGGCGGAGTCAACATCGCCTGCCTGCCATCTGGCGGGGCTGGCGTGTTGTTGTTGAGGTCCTGCTTTATCCGAAGCAACTTGACCCCGCTCTGGAAAGAAAGCTGTTCGGCCATTTTCCATGCCTTTTCCAGCAGATCCATCTGCTTGTTCCACAAATCCAGTTGTCCCGCAAGCGCGTAGCCGATCCACTTGAAGTACATCCCCGCCATGGCCTGAAAGATCTCCCACTTGATCTTCATCTCCAGCAAGCCAAGCAGTTGCACCAGGAGATCGATGATGTCGATCAGCACTTGCTTCGGATGTCCCCCGAGATACTCAATCCAACCAGCCACCGCCTGCAATACCGACGTGACGCCGGTATCCATGACATCCGCGATCGTGTTCACCACAGCGGCCACCGTCTCCAGTACCTTCGTGATCTGCGGCCACTGGGTGATGATGAAGTTCAGCACCCGCATGATCGTCCCGAGGAACCTCATCACCGTCGGGATCATGTGGCTGCTTAGGTGTGTGCGGAAGTACTCCATGAAGAGCAGCAATACCGCAACCCCACGGTACGCCAGCGCGATCAGCCACGGCAGCAACGCCTGCGCCGCCGCGATTAGCACCGGGATCGCATTGACGGCCGCTTGTGCGATTTCTAGGGCAATGTCCGCGAACGCATCCACCATGTCCTTCAGGAGCGGCAGCAGTTGCGGTAGACACTCAATCACGCGAAGCACGCCAGTTGTAAAAGTCACGAACCAGCGGACGATGCTGTCCTTGTTCTGCGAGAGGAAGTCCGTCAGGAAGTTGCCCACGCCCGTCAACGCCGCCACGAGGAACGGTAGCACAACGCCCGCCACCCGCAGCAGCAACGGTATGAAGGCCTGCCCGAAGCGAACAAGCATCGGCACGATCTCCGCGAAGGCGTAGGAGAACAGCCGGGGGAGCCACTGCAGAAAGCCGATGATCGACGGCAGCACCTTCACCGCGCCCTGGAACATCTGCCAGATGGCCTGCCCGAGCGACAAGAGGATGTCTCGGATAGCCCCGATGGCCGTCGGTCCCAGATACCTCAGCAGCGCCCCGAAGCCCGCCACCAGGTTGATGAGTACGCCCTGCAGCGCCCCGATGGCCCCTGACTGCCGCGCCGTCTCGATGAGTTCACGCAGGATGCCAACAAACCACATGAACCACTGCGCCACCGGTCCCTTGATGACCAGCGTCTCCAGGTTCTGCAGGTTGTTCTTCAGGAGTTGCCACGCCCCTGCCAGCGTGTTCAACTGGTCCGCCGCGGCCGCCGCCGCTACGCCCTGCTCGTCCAACTGTGACCGAAACAACTTTATCTGTTGGACTGAGGCTGCCATCGCCGCCATGATGCCATAGGCGCCGCGCGTGCCAAAGGCGTTGATAATCATCTGCGTGAACGCCTTCTGACCGATGCGTTGGCGTAGGGCGTCCAACTTCTCCAGCGAGGCAATCAGACTACCCGTGCGAATGACCGAAAACTCCTTGAGGTCCGCGCCAAAGGCCGCAAAGGCCTTCCTGGCATTGGGGATCTCCCGCGAGAGCGAGATCAGCGTCTGCCGGAAGTACACCCCGGCCATGCTGCCCTTCAACCCCACTTGGTAGAAGCCCTCCAGGACCGCCACAGTGTCCTTGAGCGACATGCCGAACATCGCCGCTGCCGGCCCAGCGTACTTCATAGCTTCGACGAGCTTGCTCATCTCCGCAGCCGAGTAACGCACAGCATTGAAGAGAATGTCTGAGACCTGCGCCGCATACTGCGCCGGGATCTTGAAGGCCGTCATCACTGCGGCCATCATCATCGTGGTGTTCTCGATGCCGTACAGCGTCGCACTGGCGAGGTTGAGCGCCGCCTCGGTCAATGACTCGACTTCCTGGCGCGTGGTGTACCCGTAGGAATAGATCTGGTACATCGCATCGGCGACTTCCGACGCCATGTACCGCATCCGTGAGGACATCTCGATCGCGAACCGTTCGACCTCAGTGCGCGACGCCATCGCTGCTGCGCCGAACTGCCCAAGCACCGTCGCCGTGTTCGCCGCCGACTGCTGCAACTCCGCATAGGCGGCCACACCAGTCCGCACCATCCCCGCCAGCGCCTCGGCCCCGCGCCTCGCCCAGTAGACGGTCTGCTCCCCCAGCCACTGCACGGCCTTCCCCGTGTAGCTGAAGATGGTTTGCCCCAGGCGCACATACAACCCCATGAGCCACAGCGCGCCGCGCACTCCCGCCTGTGCCATGGCGAGCAGCGCATCCTGCACCCGCTGGGCGATGGCCCACAAGTCCTTCAACGCGCCTTCCACGGACTTGTAGCCGACATACAAGAGGGCCACGGCCCCCACGATGCCCATGATCCCCGGAACACTCATCCCCGCCGGCAGCAGATTCCCCAAAGACAAAAGCGAGCGCCGCAGTGCAAACATCCCTGCGATGCCCGCTACGTTGCCCAAGCCCGGGATGACGTTCTCCCCACCGCCACCCGTGGAACCACCAGCCGTGGCCCCGCCTCCGCCCCCAGTTCCCCCAGCGGGCAGGCCGGTGATGCTTCCGACATTGATGTCGATGTCTAGCTGTGCCCGGCGTGCCACGCTGCTGCTTCCTCCTCCGTCAGGTCCCGCGCCTCCCCCTCGTCCGACTTCACCCCGCCGCCGTTCTGCACCACCATCTCCCGCATCCGCACGGCCTCACACGCCAACAACAGCAGGGAAGCCCGATACTGGTTCTGCTCCCGCAGCGGCCGGCCGTCCGCGAACTGCCCCATCACCACCTGCCACCGCGCCTCGTAGAAGAGTTCGTCGAGCACCCGCGCCACCCAACTCTCCCACGCGCCCGCCGCCTCCTGCTCGACGATCTCGGCGGTCTCTTCCCGCCACTGCTTCTCCCGCTGCTTTGATCCAACCCGGAACGCCGCGATCTCTTCCTTGGTGCTCTTGTAGGTCAGCGGCTTCGGCGGTACGGCTACTCCGGCCTGCCGCACCACCTCGCCGGCCTCATCCCCGGCTGCTTTCCAGACCTGCGCCCACGGGTCCCACTTGCCGGTTCGGATGAACCGTTCGGCGCAGGCCCTCAGCCGTTTCCCAATGCCTTGAACTGCTTGTCGAACTGCTCATCCCGGCCGTCGCGCGCCGCCACGTAGTCCATGAAGGCAGTCCACAGGATGCGCAGCCCCTTGCTCTTGGGCAGCATCAGCTTGTCCAGCACGGCCTCGTTCGCCTTGTTGTGACCATCCTTCGATGGATCATACGAGACGGGTTCGTTCGTGGGTCCCATGGGCAGGCAGAACCCCGTCGTCTGGGCCCACCAACGCAGTCGGAAAAGCTGGTCGGCGTTCAGGTTCGCCTGCGGAACGAACTGCTGGCCACCCTTGCCCCGCACGGCGCCGCCCATCCGCTGCCACTTGTCAGTGATCGCCCCGTCGCTCTTGGGCGCTTGCGTTTCGATGTAGAACTGCCCGCTGTACTCCTCGTTGACCACATTCAGCGGCAGTCGCACCGGGCCATCGTCCCCCATCGCCAGCGTCAGCGACAGCGCCGGCTCCTCCGGCTCCTGCTCATCTGCGGCTTCCTCGATCTCGTCCACCAATGCCATCTCGTCCAACTCGCTCATCGTCACCATCTCCTTGTCTATGTCCGGGCTCATGCCCGTGGTCGCACCAGATCCATCATGCCCTTCACAATGCGGAACCCGTCCTGATAGTCGCCATAGTCGCCCTCAATCCCATGCAGCCCCAACCCCACGCGCGCGACCCATGCCTCCACCTCGTCCTGCACCTCCGGCTCGCACTCCACATAGAACGTGACGTGCCGCCGAGCATCCACCTCCGCCCGCAACCCCTCCCGCCGCACAAGCCCCTTCGCCAACAATACCGCCACGGCGGTCACCTGATGGACCTCTACCGTGGCGGCGGAAACAGCGTTTTCAGTTGACATCTCCTGTTCGCTCCCTCGGGGAGTGATACACACCGACTTCCTAGCTGGCCGCCGCCTCCGACGGCAGGCACGCCGGGAGTGTGATGTCATCCAGCGGACACAACGCCTGGAAGGCAATGCCCTCCTGCTTCACGAACCCGCCAGTCCCCGGCTTCAGCGGCGCAGCGGTGTACTTGATCCGCGGCATGTCGAAGGTCGCCGCGTCACCCGCCGGTCGCGTCAGCACCACCCGATACGCGCCCTCTGTCCCGAGCAGAAACGCTGACCGCAGCGCCGAAGACGTGAACCACTGATCGAATGTCACCGTCCAGTTGCTCCACTCGCGGTTCGGGTTGTCGTAGATCGTCGTGACCCCGGCCAGCGAGGGCACTTCCTCCAGCATGTTGTCGAAGTTGAGCGTGTGGTTCTTCGTCACCAGCGTTGCCGCCAGAACCCCACCCACCGTCGGGGCGATGCTGAAGGCCGCTTCGGCGAAGCCATACGGCGTCAGACTGCCGTCTACGAAGGTCAGGTCCAGGTCCCCGCCCGTCGGCCACGCCCCATCCGTCGTCGGCAGCGCCGACCCCTGCAGGTCCAATTCCGCCTGCACATAGTCGATCCCCGCATCCAACTTGATCGACCCGGACTTCACCTTCACGTCCATGTACTGCTCGACCCACTCGTTGCTCTGCCCAAGGTTGATGACCTTGATGATCGTGGCGTAGTACCCCTGGTAGTTGCCGGTACCGTCATACCGGCCCCACAGCCAGTTGTACAGGTCGCCCGCGCCCACCCACCCGGGCGACAGTGGCAGCACGATCTTCCCTTCGATCTTGTTTCCCCGGTTCGCGTACAACGAGAGCCCGCGATACCCGCCGCCAGACTGGAAGAAGTTGTAGTCGGGCGACACGTCAATGTCGCAGTCTTCCTTCGTCGGGATCTCGACAAACGACGTGGCCACGGCGCCCTTATTGGTCTGGAGGCCGAAACAGATGCGGGCTTCCTTGTGGGAAGCCCAGATGGGTCCGTTGTATGCCATGGGACTTCGACCTCCCGTGATTGCTGTCTGGTCTGCTACACGACTGCCGGGTCGAGCGTCGCCGAACCTATCACAGCCTGCGCCGTCACCGTCGCCGCCACCGTCCCCGCCCAATACGTCGCCGACGCTTCGCCGTACATGTCCGTCGCCGGCTGCCCTGTCTCGGGCGCGCAACTCATCCGCCGACCTGCATCATCCAGGTGCCAGTATGTTCGTAGACATGCTTGAACCCCATCGCGCCAGACGTTCATCGCCTCGCGCATGTCCTCGGCCTTCCGCCCCTTCAGCCAGATCCAGATGTCAAAGTTGTAGACATCCTGCGTGTACCCGGCGAGGATCGTGCCATCCACCTGTATCCCGCCCCCACAGTCCTCATCGTTGTTCTCGGTGCTGCGGCTCTCGTCGATCCAGATGCCGGGGCACTGCGCCGGCATCGCCAACAGTCCGTTCTCCAGGTGATACTGCTCATCCAGCAGCGCCGTTTCATCGGGCAGGAAGCGCCGGTCGCCCTCGTCATCGTTCTCGAACAGGTGGGCCAGGAGGGTGTCGCGGATCGCCTCGGCCACGGCGTTGCTCTTCGAGCTGCTCATGGCTCCACCGTGCCCGTGATGTGATCGAGGGCGATGTCTTCGATCCGCTCAAGGTTCGCTTCGGTCACACGGAAAATCTCGCGCGGCTCCATCGGGTAGTAGTTCTCGCGGCCATCGTTGAGGACGCCGCCGAGGTCCGCGCCGCGCGTCCGGTCCCGCCCCGACCGCGGGCGCCCCGGAACACCAAAGAAGTCGTTGTAGTTGGTGCCGAAACTCAGGGTGCGTCGAGTCCGACGCTGGTAGGCCGTATCGCTCACGCCGGTCAACTGCCGCCTGAGTTTTCCGGTCAACTCCATGATCTTGCGGCCGGGGTAGTTGATGGCCTTCCATTGCGCGTAGCTCGGGAAGTAGGTCATCCACACCCTGCGCCCTCCGCTCAAACGCAATTGACGAGTGATATTCCACCCTGCGAATGAAGGATTGGCCGCCTGCATCGGACTCGGACCAGATACGGCAAAGCCCCGCGTCACCTTGCCGTGGAACCTGATTGGACGCCGCGAGTTATCTTTCCATCGCGGCTCCCCGTCCACAGCGCCTTCCTTCTCGAACACCTCAGCCATGTTGTCGTATAGAATGGGTAGCACTCTCGGCCAGATCGGCCGGAAGTCCCGCGCGCGCCGCTTGCACTCCCGCAGGTACTCACGCAGGGCCAGCCGCGCCCACGTCGCGGGGTTCCGGCTGATCGTGTTGATGCTGTAGTGGGGCACGGCTACCACGTCTCCTGTGTCGCGGGGTCCGCTCCGACCGCGACCACCGTTAGCCCCGCGAACTGTGGGATCGTCACCACGGGGTTCGTCGGCGTCTCCGCGTCCGGCGCCTTGTGGGCTGTCTTCATCATCTGTGCCATGATCTTGTCGGCCCGAGACTCCAGGTAGTCGTCATACCACTTGGTGCGCTCGTCGCGCTGTACCTGGTTGCGGCTCTTGAGCAGGAGCGCCGCCGCCCGCATCGCGCACACATCGGTCGCCTGCGCGTACAACTCCGGGCTGACATCATTGTCGATCGGGACCTTCACGTACCCACGAACATCGTTCTCGAAGTCCTTCTCGGCCAGACCCTCGAAGGTCTGCAACACCTTCGGGTCCGTCGGGCCCACGTCAAAGGTCTCGCCGGGGTTGAGTACCGCCGCCTGGTCGAGCCAGTACTTCACATCCTGCCAGGTCGCATACGCCACGGGCGGCTACTCCTCTCCGAGTTCCTCTTCCGCTGGCAACGCCGCCACAGGTTCCGCAACCGGCGTCTCTTCCTGTGCAGCCGGGCGCCGCCGCTGCGGTTCCGGCTGGGGTTCCAGGATGCTCAGGTCCGGCGGCTCGACGTTCCGGCCACCCTTGGGCACCGGCTCCCGATCCAGCACATCTGGTGTCCGCCGCACATGCTCCTTCTGGTACGCTGCCAGCATCGCCGCGAGGTTCAGCGGCTTCTCCGTCAGCGCCGCGCAACTCTTCAGCTTGCGCACGTAGGCCAGCAACTTGTTGAAGAAGTCAATCGCGTGCTGCGTATGCTCGCGCTTGAAGGCCTGCCGCGTGAACGACAACTTCTCCTCGCTCCGGTCGCGGTGGCTCTCAGCCCAGTGGATCAGTTCCTCTTTGGTGCGCAACTTCACCAGGTGAGGCTGACCCCGCAGGCCATTCACCATGTCTTCCCAGAACGCGATGAAGGGCCGAGTGTCCTCGGCCTCATCAACCTGCTGCTGTACTTGCTTGTTTCGCACGTCCGCGGCCGTCATCATGTTCCTGCTCCGTGTCGTTAGAGTTTGGCTACGCCAGTCAGCGACACCACGGCGGTTCCGGCCCCTCCGCCGGCCATGGTGATGCGGACATAGGGCGCCTCGGCTGCGAGCTGCATGATCGCCTTGCGAACGGTGACGCCATTGGCGGCCACGCTCACACTGGCGACCAATGCGCCTGTGGAAGCACCGGTGAGGTCAACTACCGGCACGGTGAACCACGTATCGCCATCCTCCGACACCTCGGCAGAGAAGACGACCGCGGCGTTGGCCTGGCCCACGATCTCGGCAAAGAGTGTGAACCGCTCATAGCCGACAATGTGGCCCAGGCCAACTACGGTACTGGCGCCGCCGACGGCGGCGACTGCTTGGTCAAGGGACTGTTGGATGTCGAATGGTTCCACGAGTCAGGCCCCTTCTTAGACGCTGATGTCGAGGATGCCGCTCGGCGCCGTATAGGCGTCGCCATCCACGGCCCCGTCCAACTGCACAGCCACGCCCTGCCCGGGACTCTGGATCGTCGGCGCGCCGTAGCGCGTCGCCGTGCCCCACCACTTGTACTGGCTGTTGGGGATGGGCACTTCCTGCGTGAAGAGCAGGTCCACGGTCTCGGGCCGGTTCTCGGGCTTCCAGACCATCGGCTTCTCTTCGCCCAGGGCCATGTAGAGGGCATACCCGATGGGCACCCAGTCGGTCAGCAGCGTCGGCACGCCCGACAGCGGCATACCAGGCTGGAAGCCGTACTTGATGAGGGCCTCGATGAACGGCATGGTCTGGTAGTAGTTCGTGGCCGAGATGGTCCCGAACTCCTGCTCGAAGAGCGTGCCCGTCGCGCTGTTGGTGAAGCACACCACGCTGCCGCCGGCATAGCCGTGGTGAGCGATGTGCCACTTGGCGAAGGACGACACCTCGGGCGTCAGGTTGCCGCTGTTGGCGAAGACCACGTAGTGATCGTGGGCCGAGGTGAACGTGTTGGCCCCCTCCGGCGGGGGCGTCAGGTCGGCATCATAGAAGCCGGCCGGCGTGAGGGCCGTGCCCATGATGAACTGCTCACACCAGATCTGGTCCGCCACCAGCGGCGCCATGGTCTGCTGCTGCAGCTTCGCGGCGCTCATCCCATGGTAGAAGGCGTCCTGCGTGACCGCAGTGCCCGCCTGGAACTTGCGCGGTGGGTTGATGTCCAGCATGTAGCGCGGCGTGTGCTGCGGGTTGGGCGCGGCCATGTCGCGGCCGACTTCCTGCATCCGCACGCCGGAGGTCGCTACCTCGATCTGCGAGTCGAACGTGATCTCACAGAACATCTGCAGAAACTGCCGTGTCCAGGCCTTCCGCAGTTCAATCGACTCCTTGAACTTGATGATCTGCGGGTAGTCTGGCACATACTCGGACGTGAACGCCCCGTAGTTCGGCGCAACGCCGTAACTCGTGACATCCATCGGGGGCACCACTGCATCGGGCATGATCTTCCTCCTTCAAAGGCTGCCGAGTTGACGGCTGCTACGAGTTGGTCACGTGGGCGTCAGCCACACTCAGGTCCGGGTCGAAGTAGATCTCGTCGTCGGCAACGTAGGACCGGCCCACGAGTTGAGTCGTGTCACCGGCGGTGTTGCCGAAGGTGCCAGGCGTGTTGCTGATGTAGACCCTGCTAGGCGCGGTCAGGTCGGTCAGGCCGCGGATCGTCCCGCGGTTGACGAACGTGCCCATGTCGCCATTGGCCAGCCGGCGCGTCGCGACGCCGACACAGGGCAACTGTTCGCTGCCACTGGCCGCGCAGGCCAGTACCATGTGCCCTTCCGTGTTGATCGCGATGGCCTGGCCCTTCTCGATGGCGAAGGTCTCGCCGGTGCCGCCGGCGTCGCTATCCGTCTGGTCGTCCCCCTCCGCCACTTCCGCCGAGAAGACATTGTTGTCATCCGTGTATGCCATGTCTGTAAACTCCTCTCCGGGCCCATGGCCCGCGGTCGTTGGGTTAGCCCGGCAGACCGGCAGTGGCGAGTGCCAGCTTGCGCCGCGCGCTACTGAAGGGCAGACCAGCTTCCATGTACCCGATGATCGCAGCGTGGTCTTCGGTGCCGGGGATGACTTCTCCGGCCGCCACGGCCGCCGCCAGCTTCTGCTCCTCGCTCATCCCGGCAAGGTCGGCCGGTGCGGAAGCCGCGACGTGCAATGCGGGCTTGTCGCCGCCCGGCGCCGGCACCGTCGGCAGGCTGCCGTTGTTGGCCTGCACCAGCGCCCAGTAGGCGGTCGCGTTCTCCTGGTTGGCCGGGTCCACCTTGAAGGACGCCGCCACCTGGATCGCCTCGGGGGCGATGGCCCGCAAGTCCGTCTGGATCGTGCCATCCGGCAGCTTCGTCCCGACCGGGATGCGCACGGACTCGAACTCGCGTATGGCTTCATCCAGCCGCGCCTGCGCCTTGGCCTGCTCGGACTCGGCCAGCAGCACCTCGACCTGCTTCTGCAGCTTGTCGTAGTCTCCGGCCTTCTCGGTCAGTTCGGCGATCTGCGCCAGGAGATCAGTCTTCTCGGTCTCCGCGGCTGCCAACACATCGGCCTGTTCCTGCTCCCAGGTGGCCTTTGCCGCCGCGATGGCTTCGTCAATCTGCGCCTGAATGTCGTCGGGCATGGTCGCCATCACTCCTTCGTCTGAAGTATCGGTAGCGGCAACAGCCGCCGTTGCTTCCTCGAATTGCGCGGACGCCAGGATCATGTGCGGCTGACCGCCATGCTGCGGCAAAGGCGTCAGGGCCGCCGCAATCAGGATGTTCCTGCGCCCCCAGTCGGGATCAGGCAAATCCCCAACCGTGTAACGCGGGGAGGTATAGGGCATGTTGCCAGCAGCGATCACCGGCTTGCCATACTCCGTCGGGGTGAATAACCCGTAGATACCCGGCCCATACTCACCACTCTCGTCAAACTTCAGATCGCTGTAGTAGGCATAAGCTCCGTCTGGATTCGTGCTGTGGTCAGCTCGCTCGTTGGCCGGGACGCCCAGGGATGTGGGGAAGCCATCCTTGAAGTTCGCAACCATCTCATCGAGCCACTCTCGGAGAATGTCAACCTCGACCGTCTCGAACTTTCCGGTCTTGGAGTTCCTCACCTGCAGGTGGTACTTGCCGAGGGGGACGACAGGAAGCCAAGTGGGCGTTCCGTCCTTGGGGATCGCGACTGCACCGCTGGAGTTCCACGCCTGGGGGTAGGCCACTTGTCACTCCAAACGAAAAGGCGCAAGCGCCTCGGGTGAGGCCCTTGCGCCATCAGGGCTACCAGCGCGTTGCTCGTGGCTTGCGCCTCGTTCGCTTGCTACCGCGGGAGGGGCCTTCTCTCGAAGCACCCCTCCCGTTCCGCAAAGGAGGCGCATCGGGGCGAGTGAAGCGGCGCTGTGAGCTTCGTTCAGCAGGCTCTTCCCCTGCGCAGAGGAAGAAGATGCCTATCGCCTTGGCATGTAGTCTAGGCACGATGGTATCGCTTTGTCAAGCCCCTGTTCGAGAAAGTTGCACCACTCCGGTCACTGACCCGAGGTCTCCGCGAGGGGTAGTTGCATGTTCCCGGCCGTTCCTGCAGCCGCTTCTGGCACCGGCGGCGCGGGAGCTACGGATGCTTCTGACTGCGGCCCCACGGCCTCGCCCGGGCGCACCCCCACAGTCTCCTGCCACTCGGCCTGCAGGTCCGGCGGCACCCCACCCGGCTGGTCCTTGTACCAGACCTTCAGCGCCCGCGTGTACCGCTCCAGGTCGCGCACCGCCACCTTGCCGTGCTCCAGCGATGGAAGACGCTTCGCCGTCGAGCCGTTCATCCGGGCAAAGTCCGGGATGGCCTCTGCGTTGAAGCGATGGCAGATCCAATCGGCGATGCCCTCCAGCAGGACCTCTCCGAACCACTGCGATGCCACCTGCGACAGCGCATTGCTGCCGCCAGACCCGCCCTGCGAGAGCACCACAAAGCCGGTGCCGAACACGTCATGAATCGCCTCGGTCTGTCGCTGAATGTGCATCTCGAACGGCACCGAGGCGTCGCCCATGTCGAAGGTCTTGAGTTCCCAGCCGTAGGGAATGTAGCCGCCGCTGTCCTGGGCCGTTGCGATGCTCCGCATGAAAGCGACCACCGCGTCGGCCTGATCCTGGACGATCTCCTCGCCCTCCGGTGCCACGGCGTAGGGCACACCACAAGCCTGCCGCTTGATGCGCACCCCGGCGTACCGCTGGTAGTCGTCCTTCTGGCAGTAGGCCCGGTAAGCCCGACGCAGACCGCCGAGACCCTCGGGGTCCCCGCCGTCGTCACACCACGACCACAGCAGGATCTCGTCACGGGCGTAGTAGACGTAGCGCGGCTCCATCGTGCGCGGGTCCATGCCGTAGGCGACAAGCCCGATCGCATGGCCTTCGGCGTCGAAGTCCCACTGCCAGACCGTGCTCGGTAGACGCGGCGCCAGCTCGTGCCAGCCGGTGAACGACTTGCCGCCGGTCTCCATAGAGCCGGTCTTCTGGTACTGCCAGGCGAAACCCTCGAAGAATGCCAGTGATCCCTCCCGGATCGCGGATGCGAAGGGTCGCGGCGGGACGTTGCTGCCGACCTGATACTGGCCGAGGCCGTCATGGATGTTCCACTCCAGCAACTCGGCAAGTTCACCGTCTTCGCCGGGCAATACGTGGAAGTCCGTCATGGAGAGCGGGAGGGTGATGAGCAACTCGGAGATGCCAACGGCCGGCTCGCTGCGGCGCATCTCATTGAACTTGGTCATGCGCGATTGGATGTCGGAGAGTTCGGAGTTGTACTCCTCGGTGACGCGGCCCACGCTGACGCCGAGGCCGGTGTTGCCAGCGGCCGAGGACTCGGCCGGGATGAGCATGGGGTTCGGGTTGGCGTTGTAGGCGTTGGCGAGGAGTTCCCGGCCGGACTCGGTCTGACGGAGTCCGGGGATGCTCTCGGGCATGACGACGTAGCGGGGTCCGGGGGCGGACTGGAGCTGGCGGATGCCGAGGCCGCGCTTGATCTGCTGGAGGAAGGAGTCGGCCATGAGGGGTCGCCTCGCCGTCGGGTTAGTGGCTTTGGCGGGGAATGGTAGTCCGTGGTGGGAGGTTAGTCAAGAGGGCGTGCGTGGAACACGACGACCGCCGATGCGAACGGGGCACGCCTTCCCACCCCATCCTGCTCAAAGTACAAACGGTTGCGGATGAAGCGGATCTCGCCCTGCATCGCGATGTCGTGCCACCATGCCATGTCCGTCCGGCTAACCACGAGGCAGACGACGGTGGCCCCGCGCCGCGACGCATCCAACGCCTTCTGCATCCACTTCGCGGTGTCCCGCCCATATGGCGGATTCATGAAGACAACTTCGTCTGACCAGTCCTGCGCGAGCCCGTCCTGCTCGGGTGTGAAGAAGCGGCGGCACTTAGCCGTCTCAGGCAGCGCACATGGATCCAGCGTGAAGTGAAACTCCGCGTCGAGTTCATCGAAGAACTTCTGCGGCGTCGCCCAGTCCTGTTTGCGCGGACCAGCATACTGCCCTATCATCAGTACACCCTCCGTTCCGGCTCCACCTTGCCCAGGCTCACCACGCCGCTCCCCGTCGTCTTCTCCCCCACCAGCGCCCGCCGCGGCATGATCGGCAGGATCGTCATCATGTACGCATCCAGCACATCAGGGTGCTTCCCTCTTCGCTTCGCCGCCGCCGGCGACTCGATGTTGCCCTTCGCCGTCACCTTCGGGTTTGGCGCCGTCCGTAGTGCCACATGGATCATCGGCGTCTGCTGCTTCAGACACACCGCCCGCCCCTTGTCCATGACGCCCTTCGCCCCGCGGATGAGTCTGTCCCTCGGCACGCACTTCCAGTGCAGCTTCTCCACCGGGTCATACTTGTCCCGGTAGAAGTCGCCCCCGGTGAAGTTGATCGCCACGATGTCGTTGGGGTTCATGCCCTGGCGCTTGAACTCCTCCTTCAGGTAGGCGATGAACGTGGCGTCGTTCGTCCCGTCGATCCGCAGCTTACCCGGCCACTGCTTGTGCAGCGCGATCACGCGGGCCTCTTTCTCGGCTGACCCCCGCGGCAGTTCTTCCTCGTATACCGGCTGGGCCGGCCGCACGGTCAGGTCTGTCGCCACGAAGGCAGCCACGTCCTGACCGGGCCCGCTGTTGTCCACGGCGGTGCTGTACCGTCGCCCCGCCTGCGGCAACGACCCGACCGCGACGGCCCCGGCTTCGTGCCTTCCCAGTGCCTCCGCGTCGAAGATCGGCGTCCCGACGCCGGCCGGTCGCAAGCCCTGTTCCTCCTCAAACAGTTCGTCGCCCAACCGCGCCCGCTCCGCCGCCTCCCAATCCTCGTCATGCCCCGGCACGAGGCCCTTCGAGACATACGGCAGGTACGTCGCGCCCCAGGCTCCCGGGTCCTCGCACATTGCCGTGAAGAAGTGCCCGGCATGGCCCGGCGTCGAGACCACGAAGGCCGGCGCATGGGGCACGTCGGTAATCATCGAGTAGGCGGCCTTCCAGATCGTCTCCAGGATGGCGATCTCGGCGGCCTCCTCGATCAGGAAGCCATTGCCGTCGAACGACCGCACCGAGGCCCCGGTGGTCGGATGCGCCAGCGCCGAGTTGAAGGCCATGATGTCGCTGGTGCCGCCGGCGCGCGGGTTGTACTGGACCTCCTCGTTGCCCGACTCGGGATTGATACCCCGTAGCCAGCGACGTTCGGATGAAGACAGCCGCGCCGTGCTGAGGGCGATCTTCACCTTGCGCAGCAGCGCGAGCGTCTTCGATCCCTTGTCGGCGATGAGGTGGAAGTGCAGGGAGCGACCGTACACGTCCATGTAGTGCATCAGGGCCCACGGCACGGCACCCGCGAGGAGGAGCGTCGTCCAACCCATCTGCCGCGACTTGCGGACGAAGTAGGTGCCGCCCTCGGCAAAGTAGCGCATCCCGTCTTCCTGGTACTCCCAGGGATCGAAGACGATCATGCTCTGTGTCTTGGTCTCGATCATGGGGCGCTTGTCGCGGACCCAGGCCACGGGGTCGGTCTTGTATGAGGGGGGGCCGGTGTCGGGGACGCCGGAGGGGAAGGCGCGCTTCACGATGTCGGCGAGGCTCTCGGCGCTACTCATCATCGCCCTCGTCATCTTCCGTCACCACCGACTGCCCCTCCACCCGTACCCCCTCAGCCTCCACGAAGTCCCCCAGCAGGTCCTTCGCCATCTCCTCGCCCCACTTCTCCGTCACATGGGCGAAGAAGCGCCGTGTCACCGCCGCCTCGACCTCCCGGCGCTCGTTGTCCGATACGCCGCCGAACTCCCGCAGTTCCCGGATCTTCTCGTACCCCCGCTCCAGGATGCCCTCCAACATCGCCAGCGCCTTCACCGCCTCCGCCGTGCTCTTGGGACGCAGGGCCCCGAGACGCACCTCGTTGCCGGCGCGATCGTACAGGACCCCGACGGGTTCCCGTGTGTCCTCGCCCTCCGCCGGAAGCGGCTTCATGAACAGGTCGGCCCCGGAGATCGCCGTCAGTACCCCGCCCAGTTGCGCCTCCGCCGCCTTCACGATCTCGACATGCAACCGCAGCTCGCGATCCGAGCCGGCCGCGGCCTGTTGCGCCATGGCCAGGCCCTCGGCGTCCTCGAGTCGCACCTGCTCCCAGTCGCGGCCGTCGGGAAGGCCCTGTTCCTTCCAGTACGTGACGGTCGCGAGGGAGAGACCGCAAGTCTTGGCGACCTCGGCGAGAGGGTCTTCGCAGCGGCCATGGCGGGCGATCCAGAGGCGGCGGACGACGCCGGGCATGTCGGCGCCGGGCTGGCGGCCGGCAGTGCGGGCAAGCGCGCTCATGGTTGATCCTTTGCTGCCAGAATGTCACCGTCGGCGATCAGTTGCTCGTGCAAGTCCTCTGGCATCTCCCAACCCCACACGCCCTGCTTGCCCTTTGCTGGCACCGGCTCGTCGAATAGCCGGATCGGGTTCATTACCCAGGCGTACCGGCCCGGCGAGAAGTCCCCCAACTCGCGGTCATGCGTGTCCGCGAAGACCGTCGGCTCCAATACCGGGATGTCCGGCCGGCGCATGTCCATGTAGCTCGTGCGGTAGCACCAGATGAAGGAGCAGATGCCAACCACGGCCCCGAGGGGCAGGCCCGTCAGGAACTGCCGTAGATCGGTGATCCCGAGACAACGCATCATCAGCGCCACAGTCTCTTCCCCGACATCGTACTCATCGAGTGTGTTGGCCACCGGCGTCAAGCCCGCATGGATGGCGATGATCTGCCCCATGCGACAGGCCTTCGGCGCTGGCCACGAACGGGTCTCAGAGGGCTTGTGGGGCGTCATCTTCAAGTTGGCGTACGGCTGGCGCAGCGTGAGGGTCGGATAGATCATCACCGTCTCCGTTTCCGTGTCGTCTTGCGCCGTCGGCCCACCCGCTCCGGCAGCGCCCTCAGTCTCCGCGTGTGCCGCTTCCACTTCGCGTAGGTGCCCTTCGGCAGCCGCCCGGCATGTTCGAGCATGGCGATCTTCCGCGCCTGGCTCCGGCTCTTGAATGGCATAGGGATCATCCTCCGTCCTGGTGCGCCTCGATGATCTGCCGCAGCAGCACACTCGCCGTCAGCCCCTTCTCCTCGGCCTCCCGGTCCAGTTCGTCACTCCGCCACTCCTCCAGCGCGAATGACCGCACCTTCGTGTACTTCGCCTCCTTGACGATCCGCGGCTTGCCCTTGTGGCCGCCCTTCTTCGGTCGCTTCGGCTCGCCGGGCAGCACGTCCGTCGTCTCCATCGTGTCCGTCACCGACATTCTACTCCACCTGCCTCTCATGTAAAAGACTCGTCGCTGTCTGGAGGAAATGGCAGCGGGCCAGCCAGGGCCGTTGCTACCCGCGACGCCAGCCGCTCCTCGGCCTCGCCCAGCACGTCATCCGCCAACTCCGCCGCCTTGGCGTCCAACCGCCTCAGGATGCTCTGCTGCAGTTCGTTCATCTCCAGAAACGCCTGGTGCATAACCTCGTGGATGATCCGCCAATCTGTGCCCGCTTCATCGTATCCGTTCGGGATATAGATGCGTACCTGGTTGCGATGGTTGTGCCACTTGATCCGACCCTCCCCCATCTCGCCATTCCCCAGCGTCTTCCCCGGGCAGACAACGACCTCAACGGACGGAGCGAGTTGAAATCGATCCAGCCAATACGCCACGCGCTTCCTGATCCAGGCTGGCCTCACTCGTCATCATCCTTCGTCGTCACCGGCTCGTGTAAAGACTCGTCGCCCTACTGCTCGTCCGTTGGCACTGCCCGCCCCCAGCGCACGCCGGCCCAGAAAGCCATCCTCGCCAGCGACAGCGCCGTCGGCACGATCCCGAACAACTGCAGCCCCGGCACCATGCGCGCCAGCGCCGCAGTGAGCGCCTCCTGGATCAGCTCGGGAGGCATCCCCTTGAGCGAGTTGCCGGAGTCGAACTCGTCCAGCATCTCCCGCACAATGTCGCGCATCTCCGTGTCCAGCAGCGCCTGCAGATCAGCCTTCATCGGTCTTCGTCTCCTCCATCGCCGGCTCGTCATACGCCAACGCCACGACACTTTTCCCATTCATCTGCACCACGGCCATGGGGCACACGATGGTCGCTACGGCGTACCTGTCACTTGGCCCCTGCTCTATCCTGATCTCTCGCCACAGTAGCTCGTGTCCGTTGACCATCACGTGAGAGTTCATGCTGTGCCCCGATAACACGATCTGCACAGGGTGGACGGTGCCCTTGCCCAGGATCAACTCTTCACGCTCCTCGATGGCGCGCACCCGTTCCTCGTAGCGCCGTTGCTGCTCCTCGGCGGACACTCCGGGGATGCGAATATCAATGGCTACATCATCACGTCGCATTTCAGTCCTCCTTCGCAGTTGCCGTCTCCGGCTCGTGATACCAGCAGTTGCCCGCCATCGGGCAGCGCCAGTGGTTCTCCCGCTTCGGGTGGCCGCACAACACCGCCCGGCGGCCATTGTAGAGCCGCCCGAGCCGCACATGCGCGCAGTCGGCGCAGCCGGAGACCCCGACCGGGCCAGGCACCGTCTCAGTTGTGGTGGTCTGCGTTGCCATCGCCATTCGCTCGCTCATCAAGGGCCTGCGCCCGCTCCTCGTAGCCGCACTCGTAGCAGTCGAAGATCAGGCAGGGGCCGATGCCACCTTCCCACTCCTCGAAGGCTGTAAGCCACAATGGATGTCGTTCGCCGCCACACTTGGGGCACCGCCCCGCGTCCAGCACCGTATCCGCCAGCGGCACTGCGGTCTCTGACACCGGTTCCTCGCGGGCAATCACCAGCGGCCCGAAGTCTGGGATCTCCCGCGTCTTCATCACCGACACCACCATGTTGCCCGCCTCGTCCTGTTTGAAGCGCAGGATCAGCGACGCGCGTTCCCTCCAATCCGAGCAGGCGATGTCCACGACGGCGGCTTGACGCCAGTTGCAGACGATGGAGGACAAGGCCGCGGACAGACCACACTCCACCTGTGCCGCCACGACAACCTCGTGGCCCTCAAAGCCGACACACTCGACCACACTGCCATCTGTGAGGCGGGCTGCCTGTAGCATGAGTTCCTTCAACACCTCGCCGAACGGCTGCGGCTTCGGCTTCGGTGTGGTGCCCCGCGCCTCATCTAACAGCCGCTTCGCCAAGACGAAGTTGTCGCTTATCCCATCATGGTCAGCTTGTTCGGCTTCCACCCGATAGTCGTAGTGATCGATCAGGTACTGGCCCAACTCCTCCGCTGCCTCCTTGCAGGCGAACAGCGCGTCGTGCTCGCTCTGCGGCAGCACCACCAGCGCCTCGCCCTCCGGCCCCATGTTCCTCAGCATCATCTCCACCTGCTCACGGCTGAACTGCACGGCCATCTCGACACCTCCGTTTCGCTTGCCCAGCGCCCTACTTGCCTTCGTTCCCGAAGGGGTCTTCACTATCCCCCTCCGGGCCGTGGCCCTCCTCCGGAGCCACCTGCGTCGAACCCTTGGCCGCCCGCCGCCGCTCCGTCTCCGCCTTGCTCTCCAGGAAACGCACGTCGCGCGCGATGACCTCCACCGCGTACTGCCGCTTCCCGCCCTGCCCCTCCCACGACCGCGACTGCACCCGCCCCTCGATCCCCACCAACATCCCCTTGTCGCAGTACTCGTCCACCAACTCTGCCGTCTTCTGGAAACACACGATGTTCAGCCAGTCGGTCTGTCGTTCCCCGCCCTCCGACTTCATCCCGCGGTCCACCCCCAGCCGGAACTTCGTGACCGGCATCCCCGACGGCGAGTACTTCATCTCCGGCTCGTTCGCGAGCCGGCCGACCAGCACCACACTGTTCACCATCTGCGCCTCACTCCTTCTCCAGTAGTTGCCCGCGGCAGTACGCTCCCCAGTCGGACTCCAATATCCACCCCTGTAGCAAGACCACGCCCGATCCCTCTCGGAACGCCTGATCCAAACCAGCCATCCACGCCTCATCGGCCGGCGGGCCATGGGCGACCATCGCTCGCCCCTCGCCATCATGTACCACCACGTATACGTGCCGCTTGCCCATCTGCCATCGCCTCCCGTATCAGTCTAATTGCCTGATTCTGCGGCGGCCCGGAAACTTCCGCGACGAACCTCCATCCGGCACCATCTCCAGCGGCCCCGCCGTGATGATCTTTCGCACCGCGTCCTCAAACCGAAGCCACTGCTCCGTCTTCTCCTCCGGCCGAAACAGCAGCCGCTTGCGCGCCAACCTCACGATCTCCGCCTCACCCCGCTTCATCGCCGCCCGCCGGCTGGGCAGGTGCTCATCGCCCTCGCACACGTCGTCCCCGCTCTCGATGTCAATGACGAACAGGTGCCAGCCCCGGTCCTTGTCCCAACTCACGATGGCCTGCAGCCCCTCGTCATTGTCACCCTCTGGCTTCGGCCCGAGCACCACGTGCCCCAGCGGGTCCTCGTCGAAGCCCTCGTCCAGCCACTCCCACTCGCTGTCCCCGGCTACGAAGCGCCGGATGGCCTCCGCCCACTGCGCTGGAGTCATACCTCGTCGCCCTCCTCGATCGTGAACTCCATCTGCCCCTCGGGGTCACTCCGTTCCAGGGTCCCGAACAGGTCGCCTACCATCTTCTCGGGCGGCGACGGGATGGACCGCGGCCGCTTGACGTGCCAGCGTTCAATGCCGCGCCGGGCCATCGCCGCGTACTCTTCGTTGATCTCACAGCCGATGAAGCGGCGGCCGTGGCGCAGGGCGACGCGCCCAGTGGTGCCGCTGCCCACGAACGGATCGAGAACGATGCTGGGCACGGTGTCCGCGGTCGAATTACAGTTGCAGGTTGGGGCGAAGCCGATGGTGGTGACCTTCACGCACGGTCCGTTGCGAATGTCACCAGTCCCCCCGCCACCCTGCAGGCTCTCTCCCCACTTGCCGACGGGAGCGTTGCCAGACTTGCCGCTGCCGCTTTCGTGGCTGCGTTCCTTCTCCACCATCCGCTGCCACGGGGCCCCGCACTTCGCGCATGACTTCTCCGCGCTGGCGGCCAGTATCCCGATCTCCGGCAGCCGCTCCGGGAACGCCGCGAAGTGTCCCTCGCCCAGTGGCTCTGTCTGCACGGCCCACACGCTGCGCGGAGCGCGGGTTCCGGTGGATCGCTTCAGTTCGGTGCCGCCCCCACGGTCGTGACCGTCGCCCCGGTCGTCAACCTGTCCAGGCGCATAGGGCTTGCGGTTGTCGTCGGGAAATGCTTTTCCCTCAGATACCGCCACCTGGTCGAAGAAGTACGTCGGCTGCTTCGTCAGGAACCACACCGGCTCCTCGCTCACCGTGAACCTGTCCGCCGCGCTCGACGGCATGACCGACCCTGACCACTCCGGCAGGTACGAGCAGCCCTTCATCCACGAGCAGCGGTTGCGGATGATCCAGCCGTCGTCAGCCAGCGCGAGTGCGAGGCGCTCCGGCACGAGGCAGAGGGACTTGGGCCGCAGACCGTCCACGCTCTTGGCGCTTCTGCGCCCGCCACCGCGGCTCGCCGTCTGCGCCGGATCCCACGTCGCACTGAAGCTCTCGGCGGACTTGGTACGGGTGGGACTGTCACCAAAGTGGTTGTCCGCAATGTTCAGGAACACGCAGCCGTCGTCCCTCAGCACCCGCCACACCTCACGCATCACCTCCACCAGGTGCGCCACGAACAACTGCGGCGTCGGCTCCGCCCCCAGGCACCCGAACCAGGCCCCGCACCGCTGACAGACCTGGCCCTTCTCGGCTCCCCTCGCGTACTGCTCGCCACGCCCGTTCCTGCCCGTGGGCGTCCCGCTGCCGCCGCGGCTGCTTCCCGGGATGGTGTCGCCCCACTCGTGCTCACACCCCCCCGTCCCATCCCCGCCCCACACCGACGCCGGAGCCTGGTAGTCCCTCAACCCAAAGTACGGGGGACTCGTGAAGCACACCTGAACGCACCCCACCGGCAGACCGCGCATCGTCTCGCGGCAGTCGCCGACAAGCACCGTGTACCGATCTCCACCCAGCACGTCTCTCCCAACTTCTCTCTCTTCCATGGCTATATCTTTACCACCAACCCACCCACCCTGTCAACCCTCCATCCCTCCCACCAACCTTCCATTTCCCTAAATCTATATCACCACCATGGAGAAAAACGACATGCTGGGTTTTTTGAGAGTATAAGTCATTGTGCGCGCGACCCCCCAGAGAAAAAGAATGCTTTCGCGGGCCTGGTGGGGCCTGCCGGCGGCCCTATCCCGCCGATCGGGCACCCGGCCTTCCGAAATGGCGATAACGGAAGGCCCACGACGCACCAGACGGCCATCCGCCCCACCTGCGCCACCAAAGGCGCCCTGATCTCCACCTGGCGCACCTGTCAAGCACCTGCAACGGCCGGCCCAGCGCCACCAAAGGCGGTTTCAACTACCCCCGCGCGCGCGTACGCGCGTAAGGTATCTAGAACACCCTAGGGGACGGAGGCCGTAAGGCCGTAAGAGTCTGGGAGGAGGTTACTAAGTATCATATACTCAAGTCAACAGTCGTTCAGCCGTATAAGTTGGAGCGAGTTCAGGGCAGCATCAGGCGAAGGATCATAGGAGAAACGGCAACGTCAACGCTAGGCATGGAGGTGTTAGATACATACGGGCGCGCGTGCGCGAGAGGATAGAAGGGGGAGTTTGCTACGAGTATACGTAGTTAAATATACGTAGAAGTACGTACATAAATATACGTAGTTTTGGCATTGACACAGGTTTTATGGGGAAGTATAGTGGGCAAGTCGGGCGGGATAAAAGAGACAGAGAAGGTGGCATGATGATACGGAACCTGCTGAACCTGCTTGAGGACCTGAAGTACCGCGTCTTGTGCGTAGTGTTCCCGTTGGGCGACCTTGGTGTGCACGAGGTTGACTTGAGGCTGTGCGCGCCCCATGGCACGCCCTGCTGTGAGAATGAGGAGGAGGTGCTGGCAGAGGTGCTGACGAGCTGGAATGTGTGAACCCAGACTCGGCCGCGGGGAGGCGGCCGCGATGTGGGCTCACCAAACAGACGGGAAGCGAAAGGGCGAACATCATGGCGATTGCGCCGAGCAACTATGACATCCTCGTTGACCGCAGAACGAAGCTGTTCCGCAAGGCGAAGCGGAATCCCCAGACGGCGCCGAGCATGTTGCGCGAGTGGCAGCTCTACCTGCAGGCATTGATGCTCTTCCGCCGCGGTCAACGGGGCTGTGAGTTTCGGGTTCCGCAGATGACGGCAAGCGGCAAGCCGGCGGGTTGCGGTTCGTGTGGGGGAAGTTGTGCGAAGTGCCTGGCATTCATGGCGCGCATTCCAGGTTAGTGACGACCACCGCTCTTCCCTTGGCGCTCGCCCAAGGGAGGTGTGACGGCCGCACCAAACAGACGGAGGACGGTGGCAGCTATGGCGAAGGCAATCACGAAGGGCGCAAGGGACCTGAATTCGCAGGCGTTGCTTTGGTGGGGTTTCCGTTGGGTCGGCAAGCTGGCGCGCTATGATGTTTGGGAGGGTTCCGGCCTTATCATCTACACTTCTCCCGCGCGCACCATGAGAGCGTTGAATAGCGCCCACGACCACGCCTGCGAGAATATCACGAGTGACTTCCGTAAGTGCGTTGCCGACGCGCATGAGCTCATGGCGGAAGCGTGACCTGCGACTTCTGCGGGCCCGGCCCGGCCTGACGGCCAGAGGCCCGGTTCGTAGAGGTGGCCGGTTCCCCAAACGAAGGGCAGGAGGCGTTGACCGTGACGACAGACCAGAAGGCGATAGCACGAAGTTACAGTCCAGCGACGAGGAACTGCGGCGGAGGGGCGAGGGCGGCCGCGGCATTCTACATCGGGGAGGCGCAGGAGTGCCGGGCGCAGGGCTTCCCGAGTGACGCGCGGCGGCTACTCAGAAGCGCGAGTCACGCGAGCCACCGGGCACTGCCGTTGCCGGGTTAGGCGAACACGGCCAGACGGCCCATAGCCGAGGAGGCTTGAGCAGATGAGACAGGCACTCGATTCGTTCCTCGTGCTCCTCGGCGTTATGGCGGCGGAGGTCGTGGTGGTGGCCGGCAGCTTCGGCCTGATATGGGCGGCGGCGCGGTTGTTCGGCGGGCACTAGGCGGACCCCGAGGCTTCGGCCCGGCACAATGGCAGGAGGCTTAGATCATGGCGAGAGAGACACAATGGGCGGCAGTTTCCCCGGAGGAATTGGCCGAGGCGGAAGCCCGTTCCGAGGCAAAGAGGAAAGCGGCAGTGGCAGAGGCGGCAGAGAAGCGCCGGAAGCTCGTGGAGCGGTATTGGAAGGCCGGGGCGTCATTGTAGGCCCCGAGGTGAGGGGAAGTCCCACAATGGGGCGCGACGGGCCTTAGATCAACGTACAGGCCCGGCAGCGGGCACAATAGCGGGGCGCGGCCCCGAGGAGGCAGGACAGAATGGCGAACACAGTAGATTTGGAGAAGCTGGCCGCAGAGCTTGAGCATTGCGCGTGGCAGAGCGAAGCGACCGCGACGGTGGGCAGGACGAACAAGGAGAAGCGGGCACACTGGCGAGGCCGGGCGGACGCATTCCGTCAGACCGCGCGGGAGATTCGAAGCATAGCGGACGGAACGGCCCCTCCCGCGCTCTTTCCCTCGGTTGCCCGCAAGACCTGAGCACGGGCGCAGATCGGCAGGCGCACCGAGCCGGGCGGACCCCGGCAACGACGGCAGCGAGCTGCGGCCGTACAGCTAAGAGGAGGCGAGGCAGATGCAACAGGGCGACAAAGTGAAGGTTTCGGCGAAGTTCATGCGGGAGGCGGGGCTCCCCCGATGGGAGGGAGCGATCGACACCGTGGAGGAGGTCGGCGAGGGCGAGCGCAAAGGGCTTGTGCGCGTAAAGTGGGACCGTGGCGAAGACGCCTTCGCATGGTGGCGGCGAAGCAGCCTGCAGAAGGTGGCGGCACCGTAGGCGCACCAGGGGGACAACCTGAAAGGCGGCAGATCATGGACAAGCAGACGGCCCGGCAGCGGGCACAATCAGGAGGCGGTTACGGTGACACAGGCGCAGAAGGCGGACCTTGAGTTTTACCAAGGGGAGGCGCGGCGGCACTTGGCGGAGGGCAATCAGCGGGAGGCCCTGGGGTGCTACATCCTGGGGCGGGACCTGGCCGGGCTTCCGGTGGCGGACCAGACCCGGCGGGACTATGGGAACAAGCTGCAGGCGGAACTGGCGCGCAAGTAGGCGGGCATAATAGCGGGGCACGGCCCCGAGGAGGCAGATCATGCAAGACACCAAGATCATCCTGACTGACGAGAATCTGGCGCTCGTGCTGGCGGCCCTGCGCGCCTATCAGATTCACCTGACCGGCAAGCTGGCGGACACGGGACAGGTGGAGGGCATCGCAAGCATCGCCACAATGGACGGCCACTACCCGGCGCCCACACCCGAGGACGTGGACGAGTTCGCGGAGAGGCTGAACACAGGGTACTACGACGTTTGACCGGCCCCACCACAGGCGGACCCGGGCGGCAGGCCCGGCACACGACGGCAGGAGGCAGATCATGGTACAGACAGCGCAAAGCGAGCACGTAATATCGCGGCTGGCGCAGGTTCTCGGTGAGGGTTGGACGGCGGTTCCCTTCAGCGGTTCCGGCGATGGGCAGTTGACCGGGCCGGGCGGGGAAAAGGTCTGGGTCAAGCTGTACCTCGGGGAGGCGTCATTGCACATTGACCTGCAGGACGGCGCGGAGGCCCCGACCATTCGGCAGCGCGTCACGAACGGCGAGGCCCTTGACTTCATGGCGCAGGCTATCGCGGAGGCCTTCCCGGTTTGGGCGGAGGCCCACAAGCAGGACCTCCGGCGGCAGAAGGAACTGCCGGGGGCGCAGGAGGCTTTCGCCCGTGCGGTCGCGGATCACCTGGGCGAGGGTTGGAGCGGGGGCGTAGAAGGCTACTGGAATAGCCTCAAGGTGTACGTGACGAAGGGGGACCTGCGGATTCAGTGGCAGCCGGTGGGGTTCGCGCCGAAGGGGGCTGACAAGCTGGCCGAGAGGCTTAACCTGTCGGCCTTCGGCGGCCCGTCTATCACGGTTTCCAGCAAGCGCACGGCGAAGGCAGTGGCGAGCGAAATCACGCGGCGCCTGTTGCCCGGCTACCTCGCGGACCTGCAGGCGGCAGATGAGGAGAAGGCCCGGCACAAGCAGGCCGTGGCGGACGTAGTAAAGATCGTGGCCCTCGTGGAGAAACACGGGGCGGCATTCAAGCCCTTTGTTCGCGGCTACAACCAGGACCACACCGGCGAGACGGTAGATGTAGACCTGAGCGCATTCGACCTCGGCGGGGCTACACTCCACGGGGAGGCGCAGTGCCGCGCGGGCGGAGCGTACCTGAAGATCGAGGTGGGCAAGTTGGACGCGGCGGGGCTCAAGATCATGTTGGGGGCGCTGGCCAAGGCCGCGGCGAAGCTGGCCCCCGCGGAAGGTGATGAGTAGCGGCCCGGTGCCTTCGTCCTGTGCCGGGCCGCGCGCTGGCGGCTGCGGCGCAGGAGGGCGGCACACGCCCGGCAGGCGCACCAATCGGCGCACCAGGAGGCAGGCAGATCATGGGTTACTTGAGAGTACAGATCATCACGAACGGTACGCCCTGCGACGTGAAGGACTTGACGGCAGAGGGCTTGCACGAAGCGGCGCACCAGGCGCGGAGGCTGGCCGATGAGTGCGAGGAACGGGAGGCGGAACTAGCCGACGAGGAGGCGGCAGGGGACAACCTGAACGCCGCGGAGAAGGCGCACTGCCCGTCCTGTGGGCACCCGGTTCCCCTCTGCACCTGCGAGCCGGTGACGGACCCGCAGGAGGCCTGACCCCTGCGCTGTGGCGGGCCTGTGACGGGCTGCGCCACACCGGAGGGGCTTGTGCCCCCACAATCGCTCAGGAGGCGAGAGATCATGTCACAGAAGGCGCTGCAGGTGAAGTTCAAGGTACAGCATTTCGACCGGAAGCGGTCGGCGGCGGCGAAGGCGCAGGACTGCGAGCTGCGGCAGGCGCGGCGGGCCGTGGGGCGCGGGGTGCTCCCGGCGGTCCCGGCGGACGACGCGGGGGAGGTGGCCATGTGACGACCTCCCCCACAATCCGGCACCTGCAGGCCCGGTGCCTGCGGAACGCGGCGCAACTCGCGGGGGACCGGCGGGAGCGGCGGCGGCTGCGGGCAGAGGCGGCGCGGGTATCGGCAGGGCAGGGCGTGCTCGTCACGCCACAATGCGACGCACAGGAGGCAGGACGATGAGACTGGCAACCGTAAATGCGAAGTTACTTGATGTGCAGATCGTGAAGGCCGGGCGGCGATACGCCGTTGCCTACAAAGAGCGGGGGAGTTGGAACGTGTACTGCAACGGCGGCGGATGGGGGACGGGCATCACGCCTGAGCAGGCACTCGTGGGGGCATACTACGACAAGTCAAAGCCGGTGCTGTTTGACACCATCGGGGACGCGCTAATAGCGGCCAAGTATGATGCGCCAGAGGAGGCCCCGAATGTCTGAGCAGATCATCATTTCCAGGAAGGGCTGGACAAGCAAGACGTACCTGATACCACGGGTGCCCGGATACTTCTCCGACTCGTTCTCAAACTGGAGATCCCAGGCGCGCGTCTTCTCCACAATGCCCGAGGCGGAGGCTGCACTTGACCGGCTGATGCGCGCCGGTATCACAGACGCCAGAATCGAGGTGGAGTCCCATGACTGAGCAGATCACACAACAGCAGCGCGTGGCCGGCGCGGCCGCCCTGGCCGACTCCGCAGAGAGACAACTGCGCGAGCGCAAGGACTGGCGCAAGCACCCCACAATGCTCAAGTTTATGGAGTCGCAGGCGGCGCGGCTCCGCCACCGGGCAACCGGAATCGCTGAGGGCTGGTGGAACTCGGATATGGAGGCGGCTTCCCATGTCAGCTTCGCCTGAGCAGATCACAGAACTTCCGACGACCGCTGAAGAGTGCGAGCGGTACAACAACCCGACGAATGACGAACTGCGGCAGATCGCCCGCTCCTACATCGGCGACGACCCCGACCGCATCGAACGCATGGTGGAGTCCTACCGGGCCGGGGGACGCCTGCGGCAAACGCTGGACAGCTACGCGGCGGCGGGGATCAAGGGCGGGCTACCAGGGCTTGAGGCAAAGATCAAGGCGTCATGCGACGCCCGGGCGAGAGGCAGGCGATCCCGATGACCTGGACCTGCACCACCTGCGGCGCCGTCCTGGCGAACCCGGCCGAGGTACAGGATCACTACTACACCGTTGACCTGGACGACGAGGGGCACGACCACTTCCGCAGTCCCGGCGGCGTGGTCTACAAGGAGACCGCGGACGGGCTCAATCCGCTGGAGCCACAACCGGCCCCCGAGGCCGTGACGGTGGACCTGCGGCAGCTCGCGCTGGCAATCTGAGGAGGTAGATCATGGCAGTTACGGACAACCATCTGCACATGGCGATCATGTTTGACGCAGCGGCCTGCTATGAGGTATTCGACCGCATTGGGGACGTAGCGGCAGCCGAGGCGGCACAAGCAGCCAACGAGCACAACCTGCAATTCCCCTGTTGGATGCCCGGCACCAATGGACGGTTCAGGGAGTTCGACATCCCGCATTTCGGGAGGAGATCGTCCGTCTTCGTCCTGGCGATCATCGCGGGATACCTTGTCTGGATCTCCCGAAGAGGGAATCAACCCATTCCTGATGACAACGGCTTTCTGACCGCTGCGGCTGCTGGTTACGACACTCTCTACGCACCGGGACGAGAACATGCCCTGACCTTGGAATTGTGAGGTGACACCATGACACGACTCAAGCTCAAAGATGGCGCGGTAGCCTTCTCCCCCGACCGGCGCGGCGTCTGGGTGGAGGACGCAGGCGGGGAAGCGGGGTGGGCAGAGGTGGCGGCGCTCCCTGCCGACCTCCCCCCGAAGGACCGGGCGCTGGTCGCACAGGCCATCGCCACAAGCGCGCCACAAGCGCCTGTAACGCCCGTTTCGGAGAAATGTGGACCTACGCCACCCGGACCGCCTGTAGCGCGCTCAGAGACAAGCCCTGCGCCTGCGCCGCCCGTCGAAGTGCCCGTGGCCGCAGCAGAGCTGGCGGAAGCCCTCCGGCAGGCCGACGGCCGCCGCGCCGGCGGCAGGCCCCCGAAGCCCGGCCCCTCCCCCGAGGCCGAAGCCGCCGCCGTGGAGCTGGTGCGCGCGAAGGCCGAGGTCGAACGCGCCAAGGCCGATTCCCTCCGGGGCGAAGCCGCCGCCCGCATCGAACGGGAACGCGAGCTGCACGAGGCCCGCCTGCGCCGCGAGGAGGACGCCGCCGACCGGGAAGCCGACCGGCGCCGCGACCGGCCGCAGGCTGAGCTCTCCCCCTCCGACTTGGCACAACAGGCCCGGGACCAACGCCTGCGGGCGCAGATCGAGCGCGACCGCCTCGAAGCCGACGTGGCCCGGACAACCCGCAAGGACTACAAGGTCCAGCGGAAGCGGGAGATGGAAGCCCAACCGCCCTCGGGGACGAACACAATGATCCTGGGGTGTAGCGGCTGGGTCATCGGCGCGGGGGCCGGCGCATTTCTTGCCTGCATCAGCGGCGCAGGGCTGGATGGCAGCGCGGCTGTCGGCATCGGACTGCTGCTGGTCATGCCGTGGGTGGGGGCGTTCTTGTTGCCGCAGGTGGAGTGGATACCGTACCGGGCGAAGTTGCGGCAGGAGCGGGAGCGCGAGGAGACGCAGGCGCGGGCGAGACGACGAGAAGAGTACCTGGCCATGAGAGCGGCCACAACTACAGAGGAGGCGAGATAGACATGCGAGGACTCATCGGCACAATCAAGCACCTGCGGCCCGGGCTCTACAAGGTGGCGCGCGGCCTCGGGGACGTGCAGGCCCTGGCCAGCGGCAAACCCCGCGTCGTGGGGCGCAGACTCATTCGCAAGACGGCAGGCCACGCTTACTCACAATTGGCGGGAGGCCGTGGCGGGTTCGTTTCGGTGCTGCTGGACATCGCGCTGATGCTGCTGGGGCGCGGCGTCGGCGGACGGGGGCGGTGGTAGGAGATGGACGACTTCAAGATCGTCAACATTCACGAGTTGGTCGAGAAGTTGCGAGAGATCGCGACGTTCCCCTACTACAGCGAGGAACAAAGAGACCTGATGCTGGTAGAGGAGCTGCTCGCGGTTCTGGGCGAAGATGTCAAAGAGGCCTTCGACGAAAGGTAGCGGATAGCCACGAAGACGACGACCTGCCGCACCTGCCGACACCACGAGAAGGGACCCCGCGGCTCCTTGTGCCGGCACCCCAAGCACATCATCACCGTCCCCGACATCATCCGGGGCGGAGAGGTCCAGTTCCCGCAGAGCTGCGTCGTGCTGGCGGCGCGCATGGTGGGCGACTGCCCACATCACGAAGAGGAGAGTGAGAAGCTATGAGCACCGAGACCGCGCCGAAGACGATCACCCTGGGGGACTGGCTCAAGGGCATGACCCGCATGGTGGCGGGACTAGGCGCAAATGGATTCTATGCAGCGGCAGAGGTCGGGCCGACCACATACATCGGCGAGGGCCCGACCCCCGAGGACGCGCTGCAGGAGCTCGCCGAGACCGTCTGCGGCCCCGGCACGCTGCTGGACCTCGGGCGCTCCGCCAAGTGGGCGGCGGCCCACGGCCCCGACGGAGTGGCCGGCCTATCCGAGGGGGAATGCGGAGTGGTCGAGGTGAAGGATGGGGCGCTGCGACTCATGGAGACGCTGGGGACGCCCGAGTATCACACGGAGGGCGACCAGCTCATCGTGGAATACCGCAAGGCACCAAACGACACCGCCGGCCTGGCCGAGGGGGAATGGGGTGTCGTCGTCTGCCGCGAGGGGAAGCTACTCCTAGATGACAAGATCACGCCGGAGATCATGGAGCGCATCGGGCCATTCTTCTCCCGGAGAGTGCGGGACAACGACACCCCTACCGCGCGCGCCCCCAACACCTGCGAGACCGGCCTGCCCGTCGTCTACCCGGACCCGCCCGCCGAGACCCGAACGGAGAACCTCCAGCGCCGCGTGGATGAGCATATCGCAGCGCACCCCGAGGTACTGGGCAACGCCCACGATGGCAAGGTGACGATCTCACTGCCCTCCGAGGGCCCGGCCGACCGCCTCGCCGAGGCCATCATCGGACTCGCCGAACGCTGCCACGCCACCAAGACGGCACCCAGCCTCGACACCGATGTGGAACGGGGCGGCATCCGGGATACCCTGAACCGCGTCAGCGCCTGGGCTGCCGAACACATGGGAGAAGGGACCGTGCTGCAGCACCATACCGCTAACGGCATTCTCCTGCAACTGCAGCATGGCGGCAGGACGTTTCCCGATGCACAGATATACTACGATCTGAAGCGCCTCACGCCCGGCGACTTCTCCCGCCAAGTGGACGAGATGCTGGCGGCCTGGGAGAAACTGCTGAAAGGGATGAAGGAGGAAGACCATGAGTGACCTGCTCGAACGCTTCAAGGTCGGCTGCTGCCTCGCCAAACGCGCCGGCACCGCCGTCACGCTCACCTACGATCAGGCGGAGGAGATTCTCGCCACCTGGTCCGCCGCCGAAGAACTCGCCGGGCTCGACCCGCTGACTATCGGACCCGACGGCCCGGACCATGTTGTCGTCGGCGTCCGCAAGATCGAGTGGACCGCCGAACGCCTCACCAACGAGGAGGCCCGTGCCGCCGCCGTGCGCCTGGGCGCCCTCTCCGAACGCACCTGACCGCCACAACACGCCCGGCGCCGGACTGCCTCGCCCCGCGCCGCGGCCCCCACCTCACCCGCGAGAGCCACCGAAAAGGAGACGATGACGATGACACAATGGGAGTACAGCATCGAGGTGGGGGGCAACAGCGACTCGTATCAGCACACCACACAACGCTTGATTCAATTCGGTTCCGAAGGGTGGGAACTGTGCGGAGTTCACGACGGGGACCAGCCCGGATGCATTTTCTACTACTTCAAGCGCCCGAAGGCCGAAGCCACCGCCCCCGTGCCGACCGACACCGAACTGCTCGACGCCCTGGAACGCAACTTCCACGGCTGCCATGTCGGCCCCGAGCGCGTCCTCGCCGAGATCGTCGTGCCCCATGACTGCGACAGCGCCCGTGACGCGGCCCATGCCATCCTCAACACGAGGGGGGGCGCCACCCATGTCTGACGCCTGGGCCGAACCCGCACCACGCAAGCAACGACAGCTTCCCGACGTGCTCACCGACGACGAGGTAGACCGCCTCCTCGCCGCGCCCAACATCCGCACCCACACCGGCCTCCGCGACCGCGCCATCATGGAAGTCGCCCTCCGCGCCGGCCTGCGTGTCTCGGAAATATGCGACCTGCGCGCCGACGCCGTGGACCTCGACACCGGCTGGTTGCACGTCCGCCACGGCAAGCGCGACAAGTCCCGCGACCTCGCCATCGGCCCGCGCCTCGCCCCCTGGCTGCAACGCTGGGTCGAGATCCGCCCCGAGAGTCCCTACTTCTTCTGCTCCGTCTGGTCCGGCCACGCCACTGGCAACCCGCCCGGCCAGCGCCTCTCCCGACAAGCGATCGGAGAGACCTTTCGCCGCTACGCGGGGAAGGCCGGGGTCGCCCCGCGGGAGGAGGGGATGCACCCGGCGCGACCCCATGGCTTCCGGCACAAGTTTGCGACTGAGGCGGTGCGGGCGGGAGTATCGGTCTTCGTGCTGCAGAAGCTGATGGGTCACGCGGATTCGTCTACGACAAGTTTGTATCTGCACATGGAGAGCCGGGACGTAGCCGACGCCATGGCGCAGATCGGATGAAAGGAGACACACGGGTTGGAACCCATTTGGCTCACTGAAGAAGAAGCAACAACCGCGGTCGCCAAGTGCGCCGCATTCGTCCATGCCCGCCTTGCCGAGACTTCGTCCATAGGCTTCCGAATAAGTCCAATGTTGGAGCCCCAGAATGACCGAGGTCTGCTCGTCTCAACGAGCATCGGCATCTTGCACAAGCACGACCATCCCTGCCTCAACTTCCACGACATGCAGGACGACAACAGCATGGGATTGTACTGGCTGGTCTCGTCGCGACCATCAGACGATGTCATGCGCTATTACGAAGACGAACCTCCACCCGACATGTGGGAAGGCATCATCGAGGTCGCGCCGTTCGGGTTTGACTCACGCTTCTATGATGGCTTCATCGTGGGGCCACCATACGAAAGAGCCCCTAGTGAAGCGGTGTTTTCGCGGTGGACAAGGCTGCTATATCGGTCCATGATGCGAGAGTACATCAAGTGGGCAGAAGAGGAAGAAAAGATCGTGACGCCAGGGGAACTCACACTCGGAGACGAGTTGGGTATCTTCAATCTGTACACGAAGAGCATACATATGTCAGGGCCTTGGCAAGCGGTTGACCGCGTGCTGGGCGGCAACTTCTGGTACGAGGACTAACCGCACCGCCGCCATACACCAACAAAGAAGCCGCCTCAGGTGATCCTGGGGCGGCTTCTTCATGTCGAGTAATGGGTCAGGTCTACTTGGTGCGCGTTTGTCGGTCTGGTGCCGCTGGTGACGCCACGGTGAAGCCCTACGGCATGGCCTTCCACACCGTCACGATCAGGCACTCCTCCAGCCCGAACTCCTTGCGCTGCGTGTTCTCCACAATAAGCCGATCGTCCACCCACAAGACGCCATTTCCAGCATCGCCACAAATCTTGCCAAAATTGTCACAATCAGGCGTTGCCGTGTCGAAGCGCAGATCGGGCACCGTCGCCGATGGCTTCTTTGGCACCGGGCGTCGGCGCGTGATGAGCACCCGCAGAGGGAAGTCGAATGGCGCTGTATGGCCGGCCTTCCTCATGGCTTGCCGCATGAACGGAACCGCCCCCTCCTTCCAAGCCTTCTGCCGTGGCTCATCCGTGCGGGGGCCTTGCATCGTCTTCCCCGTCTCGCGGTCCTGGTACGGCCGCTGGCGCTTGCGCTCCGGCACCGCCCGGAAAGGGATCACAACCTCAACCAGCACTGTCGCCACAATGGGCCTCCTTCTTCTTCCGCGGTGTGGTTCATGTCGCGCTCCCTTTCGTCTTCTCCCTGGCCACCCGCTCCGGCAGCTCCGCCACGGTGACGCCGATGGCCTGGGCACGGATGGCGTCGGCGAGGCCCGGCACCGTCTCGATGTCGTAGAACTCGTGGCAATTTATGCGCACATGCCCGGCCCGCCAGTCCGCCGCCTCATCCAGCACGGCGAGCCGGGCCTCAGCCAGTTCGGCGCGGGCCTCCAGGACTCTGTTCTCCGCCAGCAACGTCTCGACCGCGCACTGCTGCTCGTCCAGCGATGGGCAGCCGGGGCAGTTTGCCCACGCCGCCGGGACCTTGCCGGATGACATGAACGCGATGCTGGCGGCGAGTTCGTCGCGCTCCTTCTGTAGCCGCGCCACCGTGAGGCCGGACGCCCGGTTGCAGACCATGTTCAGGGCGCACTTCTCCTCCTCCGACAGGCTCGGCAGATCGGCGCGGAGGTCGTCAATGATGCGAATGGCCTCGGCGATCTCCGGGTCGGGTTCGGTGGCGGCACACTTCTCGGCCGCGGCCAGGCGCTGCTCCAACGCGGCGGCGCGGGCAGAGAGTATCTGCGCTTTCTCGGCGCTGATGATTTCACATTGGTCGCCATCCGGCGCGAGGATTTGTGATAGTGGTGCGGTCTGTAGATACTCCCTGGCGATTGCAGTCAACTGCTCCATTAGGTCACTCACGGTCGGCCTCCAATCCGAGGGTGGTGCGGGCAATGATGTCATCGGCCAGCGCGTCGAGTTCTCGGTTCCCCTTAGTCTGCAGGAAGACCGGAACTTCGTGCAGCACCGCGACAACCCCCGCCGGGCCATCGTCCTCCCTCGGTTCGCAGTGCAGGATTCCGATGGCCTCGTATCGCAACCCCTGCCGGGCCAGGGCCACCAGCGCCCGCACCACGTCGGGCGAAGCGGCGTCACGGAAGACGGTGCGCGGGCAGATGTGACAATCGGCGATATCACAACGGGCGCAGACAACCTCCGCCTTCTCCGCCAGCGCGTCGAGTTCGGCCAGCAGCGCCTCGGTGATCTCGGGGGCGGTCATGGCGTCACGTCCTTTGGCCACCAGCTCGCCGGCCCCACGAACACCTTCCCCGTCGCCGCGTCGATCTTCACCACGTCGCCCTGCGCGTCCGCCACGGCCCGCAACTTGAGGAAGTGCGCCCCGTCCACCAGCACCACGTCAGCCGGGTCCAGGTACTGCCCGTGCCAGTTGATGCGCCGCTCGCCATCCGTGGGCGCTTCCTGCTCGCCAGCCGCCGCCAACGGGAAGGCGCGGAAGATGCCGACCGGGTTGCGCTGCCAGGACTGCAGCGGAATGATGCACATGCCCTTCCCGCCGCTGCTGGTGTTCTGCCAGACGTACCACGTCGCGCCGTCGAGGTGGTGCAGGATGCCCGTGTGTCCGGCGTCCTGCTTGCAGGTGCCACAACGCGACCCGCAGGGCGACCAGTAGATCAGGTCGCCGAGCTTCGCGGTCGCCCAGGTCTGTGGCGCGTAGCCGAGGGTGCGAAGGAACTGGGCGGTGCGGGTGGCGCAGCACTTGGCCCCCTCCCAGTCGCCCTCTCGCCCGAAGGCCGTTGCCTCGACGGCCTCGCGAACGTGCTGCTGGCACCAGCCCAGGGCGGCATAGTGCTCGAAGGTGACGCCGTTGACGCGGGGCGGCACCTGTCCGGCGGCGCGTTGGCGAATGGCCTCGGTGCAGACGGCGACGAGGTCGGCTGAGGTCTTGTTGGCGTTCACGTACTTTGCCATGTTCACTCACTTCTCCTTCGTTGCGGGTCGCCCCGCTGCCGCGCTCGGCGGCTATCTGCTACTGATCCTCCATGCCGTACAGCACCTCATCCACTGCTTGCAGCAACCGGGCTTTGAGGGCGGCGATGAGGCGGCGGATCACTCGCATGGCGCGTCACCGCCCTCCGCCTCGGGGGCGGTGGTTTGCCCGGCCAGGAGGGTGCGGGCGAGGTCGCGCAGCGTGTCGGACTTCAGATCGAGCGCTTCCCACCTGTGCCCAACCTCCGTCGCAACCGGAAGGCCGCTGCCATCGTCGCGTTCCCCGCTGTCGCCGAGAATGGTGACCCGTCGCAGGAAGGGCGCATCCTCCAACGCATCGAGCAGCGCCTCCGCGTCCGGGCCGGGCGGCGGCTCCCCGACCGCTGCGTAGGCGGCGGCCAGCACCACCCCGTCGCACTCGTCGACGGTCGTCGCTACATCAGTCTCGCAGTACTTCTTCGCGCAGGCACCTGCCGCCATGCAGTTGTCACAGGCCCAGCCCAGTGGGTGCGGCACAAGGCGCAGGATGTCCCCGTACCACTTCACCAGCCACCGCGCCGCCCCATGCCCCGCCCCCGACTGCTGGAGCGCGGCGAGGATCACCGTAGCATCGGGCGCATTCTCGTAGAAGCGCACCGCGTCGCCGCGCCGGTTGTCCTTGTCCTCGATAAGCAAGCCAAGTTCTACCAGCGCCTCAAACTCGGCGTCAGTCCGGTCCATTGACTCCCACACCTGCATGAAGCGCGTCGCCCGCACCGCCTCCGCCGTCACCGCCACCACCACGTCCACACTCGCGCCGTCCTCACATACCTCGTCTACATCGGCTACGTGCCCCTCGTGCACGTAGCGGAACACCGTGCTATCCGGCATTCTCAGGTTCACGTACACCGGGGATTCCTGCCACTGCGCCTGCTCTGCCATGTTCACTCCTCCTCGCCCTTCGCGGGCTTGCGCCCGATTGCCCCCGCTGCGTACCCCTGCTTCAGCAGCCGCAGGTGCCGCTTCTCGATGCCCTGCCACCGTCGCTGCTCTTTGTAAGCCCGTGCCCCCTCGTGGCGCGACGGCAGGAACACGCGGCGCATGAGGTCCCAGTCCTCGGCACCGCTGCTCTGGTGCAGGCCCATCGCCTGGAACACGTGGTTCGCGATCCCCAGTTGTGGGTCGTGCAGGCTGGTCGTGCCGAAACGCCTGCGGGCCTGGTCGCGGGGGTACAGCAACTCCGTGCAGTCCCCAATCCCCCGCGCCGTCATGCCGCCTCCACTGCAGGTCATGGCCGGTTTGAGGTCGCTTCCGCTCGTGCAGTACACCAGCGAATACCACCACTGGTCAGCGATGCCCTGTAGTTCGTGCTCCCGGCAGAAGAAGTCCGTGAGGTTGCGGCTGTAGCTGTCGGCGTTGATACGCTGCCACAGGTAGGCGGCTTTCTCCCGCCTCGCCTCGTTCGGCCCGGCGTGGGCGACGGTCGCGGCCAGCGCCAACAGCAGCACCGGCACCGTCCAGCAGCCCGGCAGCCCGAAAAAGCCCTCTCGCTTGCCCTGTCTCATCGCGGCACCTCCGGCTTCAATGTCTTCGCTGCGAGCTTGCCCAATCGCACCACTCTGGTGAGGTAGCACCGGCCGCACAGGTCGAGTGACTTGCGCGTCCCACCGCGCATGAATGCCCGTCCAAAGACCAGGTTCGCATACTCCACCGGCGGCCCCATCGCAACACCCGTTGAGGTGCCGACTTCCCACTGCATTTGGAAGTTGTGGTCTGGTGCGGGGCCTCCGCAGTCATCGCATGTGACGGTCACTTTCCGGCTCATGGCGCCATCCCGGGCTTCTGCGCCTTCTCCTCGGCCCCTCCAGCATCATCCTCCAGATCCAGCGTCCCCACATCCCGCGGCGCCTTCGTTCCCTTCACGGCCGCCTCGATCACCTGTAGGCTCTTATTGAACGGGCCCCGCCGGCGGTAGACAGCAGCGTAGAACTCCGGCGCGTCACCGGGCGACTTCCCGGGCTTGCCATTGCGCATCTCGCACTTGGCGAGCAACCAGTCCACCGACCCGATCTTTTCCTCGTCGTTCATCCGCTCCCAGGCGTTGCCGTTGATGATGACCCTGAAGTGCCAGTGTTCGACCTCCAGGTCCACCTTGTTCGCGACCTCGATGCGGCCCCACTTCATCCAGTCCTGCACACGCGGCTCGATCACCCTTTCCGTGTCCACGGCCTCTCGGGTCTCGACCCCGAACCAGAAGCGCGCCTCCTTCAGCAGGCCATGGAACTCGGGAATCAGCTCCTCGGCGATGGCCTTGATCTCGTCGGACTTGTACACCTGCGTCCTGACTTTGGACTTCCTTGCTCTCGGCATGATCGTCCTCCTTCTCCATCGATTTATCTCGCGCTGGCTCAAGCCAGCACCGCCCCCAATGCCTCGTCCTTGAGTCGCGTCTCCATCTGGTGCATTACTACAACCCAACAATCAATTTGCCTTCCCGCCTCATCCATGTGCGACGCACAATCAGGCGGGCACTCCATCGGGCACTCCATCGGGCACACCGTCACTGCCCACTCGGCGGGACACATCATCAGCATCATGTCGCGGCGTTCCTCGGGCGTCCATGCCTTGCTCATTCGTTGTACCACTGGTCGCACTGCTCGGGTTCGTCGCTGGAGTGAATATCCCGTTCCACCAACCTACCCGTCTCGCGATCTCCCACCAACACCAACGTCTTGTGCGCCGGCCGCCAGCGGCTCTTGTCGCAGATTACGCGCATGATGTTCGACTGGACTGCCGCCTCGCGCTTCATGGCCTTATCGCCACGGGTGATGATGTGTACTATGTCGGCCATCTGCCTGAGCTTGTCACTTCCATAGGGCTTCACTTCTCCGTCGCGAGTGGTGACTTGGCTCAAAAGCATGTGGGGTACATGCAGTTCCGTTGCCAGCGCGTCAATTCGTTCACCCACGAGATCAATGACCTTGAACTTGTCCGTACATCCCCGCACCGGAATGTGCTGCGCGTGATCCACGATGGATCCGACCACATTGTACTTATGGCACGCCTCTCGCGTGATGCGTTCGATGTCGGAAATGTCTAATCGCTTCCGCGTCTCAAGCGTGATGGGAAGAGCGTAGAACTCTGAGTAGACGGACGCCATGATCGCTTCCCACTCTGGCGTCATATACTGCTCACTCCCAGGTTCACGTAGCCGCTCGGGGATGCCTCTGAAGCCCATGTACGAGGAGAGCAAGCCCATGTCTGTATCTTCGAGTAGGAACGCCACAACGTGCTCATCGGTACCGTGCTGAAGCGCGTGCAAGGCAGTGGCAAACATAGCCATCCGACAAAACGTGGTCTTGCCGTACCCACTCGGACCAGCCACCAATACCACCGCGTGTTGACCATAGCCCAGGTAGTGCTCGTCAAGTTGCGCGAAGCCGCTACGAAGACCCCGTACCACACGATCACGCGCCCGGTAGTCTTCCATCTTCCCGGCGATGTCGGGCCCGATCTCTCCCAGCGTCTTTGCCGCAGAAGGGAGAGCACCGCGTACTGTCCCCGCCAGCGTGTTCACGGCCCCGGCGATCTGCTGCTCGTAGATGGCCAGACCATTCGGGTCATCGTCTGGACGAGCCGGAGGCTCGGGCTGGGTTTCCGTCCCTGTCGCCTGTGCTCGTTCCTGCCGTTGCGGACGTTCGGGTGCTGTCCTCGGAGTCTCCTTGCCGCTACTGAGACCACTCTCAAGTGTCGTCTGGACGGCACGAAGTCCGTCGTCTTTCACCAACCCGTTTGCATGGCAAGCACCCAACAGCGCCTGCCGTACCTCGTGCTCATCCAGAACACCTCCGCTCACCAGTTGCCCCAGATTGTATGCGGCACGGTTGAGTTGATCGTTCCGCCCTCCCTGCATGGCCGATGACAAGTCGGAGAGTTCCCGGCCCAAGGCGGACTTGCCGTACTCGCGCCGGCGTTCTTCCGCTGTCTTTGGAGCCACGGGTCCTGCAGGTCCGCGCGGAGTCACAACGGGATCGGTTCCACGCATCAACTCGATGCCCCACTCCGGCAGCGGAGCGATCTCGACCTCTCCAAGCGCCAGGCCGTCCAGCCACTCGTACTCCAGTCCTATCGGGTGAACGCTGGGCGGAAGCACCGTGTAGTGCTCGCCCGCACGGACCTCGGGCCATGGGATTCCCTCTTTGCCTGAGAAATGCTTCAGTCCAGCCGGCGCCAGGAAGTATCTGTGAAATCCGCTGGCGGTGCCGACGGTTGGGGTGGGAGGGACGCCTTGATCCCGTACCCACTTCTCCTGCTCGGTCGAGTCCGTGTCCACGCAGACAAGCTGGAGGCCCATTCCCACATCACACCCGGAGTAGACGACTGCCACGCCCATGTCCCCGTGCAGTTCGCTCCACCACACCCGCCATTGATCCAGGTCAGCCCGGGCGACGGCGTACTCGTCCCACGACGGGATGGCCGGCTGCTTCGTGCCCGGCTTGATCGGGATGATGGACCAGCCCATAGCGACGTAGAACTTGATGGATTCGCGGACGGTCATATCAGCGCCTTCAGATCTGGCAGCGGGGGCATCGGTGGCATGACGTATCCCGGTTCTCCGCGCTTTGGCTTCGGCGGTACGTTCTGTTCCTCCAACCACTCGGCGTACCGTGGGTTGTCGGGATGGTGGTCGCTGTCGTAGGCGATGCCGCGCTCCTCATCCCATCCGCTCGTCCCTGGCTTCGGGCCCTTCTCGGATCGAGCCAGGGCTACGCCGAACTTCTGCTCCTCGGTCCAGTTGCGCTCCTGGTCCACGGAGCCGTCGGGGTTGGTGACAATGCCGGTCCCCCGGCCGCGCTTCTGTCCGGGGGCAACACCGTTCTTCCTGCTGGCCGCGAAGGCAGCACTCCAGTCATCTGCGGTCAGCGCCTTGCGCACCATGGATGGAATCACTCGCTCCGGTCGTGCCTCTGGGGCAAGGGCGCCATGGGGTGCCTGTGCCGCCCAGGCGGACACCTGCTCGGCGCCTCCCTCAAAGTCCCCCATGATCTTGTTCATGGCTTTGTAGTACGCGCCCTTCTGCGGGCCAGTCAGGTCCTCGTGTCTCAGCCCCCACACGGACAAGCAGGCGTTGCTTGCCACCTGGGCCGGGGTTTCTTCTTTGGGTGGCTTGGGCGGTGCCGGCGGCGGATCGTCAAAGAGGCCTTCCCCATGGTCCGCGGCGTCAGACGCGGGAATCCTTTGACGTTCTGTCTTTGACTCTGCCTCTGTCTTGGATGCTCCTACGATCATCGCAGGACTATCGCCCGATGATCGCCCGACCGTCGCCCGATAGTCGGCCAAGTGTCGGGCGAAGTCTTCGTCAGAAATGCCGTATCTTCCGGGGCTTATACGGCTCTTTCTGGTGCCCTGACCATCGGTCGCGTCCGCTATAAAAGCGAGTAGGCTGGCCGGAGGAACCCAGTCATCGGGGTGAGGGTATTCAGGAAGGCCGACGTTGCGCCATTCGGTAGCGTCTATCTCGTTGTAGCCCACTATCTCCATAAAAGTGTCCGCGCCGACCGTGTAAAAGCGCACCAGCGGTTCACCATCCGACGACCACACGGATGCCATGTCGGCCAATGCCTCAGTCACCGCGGCGATGCTGACGCCACGAGACATGGGGCAGGTCACTCCAGCGAACTTGACAGGAGTGCCTGGGAGCCGCCCGAAGTGATCGCAGACCGCCTTGGCGTTCATGTAGAGGGCATAGGCCAATGGGTTGAGATCCAGCAGTGCGGCCATGCGCTCCGAGTACACCACGTCGGACTTCAACTTTGTCCAGTGCTTTGCCATCAGACCGTCACGCCCAGTAGCCCAGATAGGTGGGGGGCCACGTCGGACTCGCGCCCCTTGATCGCACGGTGGCAAGCAGAGCAGAGCGTGATGCCGTTGGTTATATCGTCGCGAAGTTCAGGTCTTGCGTGGCGAGGTTGGATGTGGTGGGCGCAGAGGTTGTGTCGCGAACCACACGACAAGCAGAGACCATCCCTGGATACAACATTCTCCGACCACGAAGGCCGATAGCCTGGAGATGGTTTTTTGGTGGAGAAGTCTGGTGCACAGACCAGACAGTCATCGTCTGACCACTCCCACACGTTGTTGAGGACAAAGCCAGTCCCATTGAACGAAACCATGTGACGGCGCATAAGTGCCAACACGCCCCTGCGGCACATGCTGCGTCCGCGTCTCCAGCCAAACTCGGCAACGATCTCATCGTAACAGGTTGCGCGTCCTGCAAAGCGCAGGAATCCGAAGACGATCTGCGCGGCGAAGGGGAGTCCGTGCCAACTACGCATCAGTCCACCTCTCGAGAAAAGCAAGCCAGCCGCCGGCCGCCCCGAAGGGAGACCGACGGCTGGTTACGAAGAAGCCCTGCCGTAGATGCCACCATAATCCGGCCAAGGAGAGGTGACGGCAGGGCTGACTTCTGAGGGGTGTAGTTCATGGATGGCATCTTTGCCGTGCTCCTTGGCCTTGGGCAAGACGATTCTACCGTGCGTCTGCGGCTACGTCAAGGGGGTTGTGGCAGGTGCGGCAGGTGGACTCAGTCATGGTCTCACTCCACCAGCCTCCCTCTCTCTAGCAGCTCCGCCAGCGCCGCCCCCTCCCGCTCCGCCGCATAGCACTCCACCGATACCGCCACCAGCCACTCGTCCTCCACCGGCGCGGCGGGCGCAGCCTCGCCATACGGCCACCGCCGCAGCCGGCGGGAGGCGGCCATGTCGCGGATGATGACCACGAGGCAGGCGAGGAACGGGGCGGCGAGGTAGGCGGTCACTCGGCCACCACCACCGACGCGGGCACCGGGTTCGTCGGCACCCGCCCGTACCAGCCCCGCCGCCCCTCGTCCACCGCCGCCTGCCACCGGGCCTGCTGCTCCCGCAGGCGTGCACGGCGCTCATCACAGCGGGCCAGCTCTGCTTCCCGCGTGGTGGCGGGGATGTAGTTCGGATTGGGTTCAAGTCGCTTGCCCATGGTTCGCCTCCTGTTCGTTGTAGCCGTCTCTCCCGCCCGAGTAAGGGGGGTGCCCCACATGGGCTGCGGAAACGCCTGTACGTGCCCCCATGGCACCCCGTGTCTACTCCTGTCGCAGGCTCTCGAAGAACGCCACTATCTCCGCGCCCCACGCCCTCGCCTTGTCACGAGCTGTCTGCTTGGCCTTTCCGATCAGCCGGTCGGCCCCTCGGGCCAGGAACACGCCATCGTGCTGATCGTCCACGCCCTTCGGCGGCGCCGGCAGGGTCTCGTCGCAGTGGTGCCACGAGTTCTCGATCCAAACCTTCGTACTTCCCCCGTCCTTCGTCTTCCGAGTTGTGAAATGGCCATCCGCACGGGCCTCCTCACCGAAGACCGGGCAGGCGAAGCAGCGCCCTAGCCCTGCCTCAACACACAATGGATCGGCGCGCTCGGTCTCGCCCTTCTCGGCGACCTCACCGTAGCGCCGGAGCAGCGCGACCAGAAACGGCTGTAGCGCGGTTTTTTGGTTGGAGTTGAGGTGTCGCATTACTTTCTCCTGGGAATGGCTGTGGTCGCGCCTACGGCGTGTGGGTGGCACATCACGTTGCGTCGTCGCCATCCAGCACGTACCTCTGAGGGAGCTCGTAGAAAACGGCGCGTGCGTCATCTGCGAGTCGGGTCGCCTTGGCTCGCAAATCACAGGCGATGCGATCCAGTGCCCGCGCATGAAGACAGTCTTCGACAACCTGCTCATCAGACCGCAGGATCGTTCGACATTTTGCCGCTTCCAGGATCGCCTCGTCTACCCGCTGTTTGGCTTCCACGGCTTCGACCTCGGCCTTCTCTGCGGCTTGGCGCAATGCGAGCCATATTTCGCAGACCGACACCGCCTCGCGATGCGCCTCCACTTCTTCTGGATGACCTGCCATATTATGCGCCTCCTATCTCGGCTCTTCCCACCACGCCGGCTTCTGCAGGATGCTCAGGTGCTCCACCACCAGCATCACACCCGAACTCCCCGACGGCAGCTCGTAGCTCTGCATCCGGGCCGCACATGACACTACCATGCCCTCCCGCAACCGCTCCTTCCAGTGCTTCGACCACCACTCCCCGAAGATCCGCACCTGCACCTCGGCCTTCTCGCGCTTGTCCACCCCCTGCGGCGTCCAACATGACAGCACCACATCGAGGCATTGTGCTTGTCTCTTCGAGCCGATCTTCTCCACCTCGCCGACCTCGACTACCTCGCCAGCGTAGAACCCGAGGTTTGCCGAAATCGCCAGTTGCATCTTCTGGACCATCAGGTTCGTCACGCGGTACTCGCCGCGAACCTTACCCTCGCGCTTTCGAGAAAGGGCGACACCGCTCACTGAAACGGTGTCGCCCTCCGCGAAGTCACGCCGGTACTCCTCCACCAAGTCGCCATTGACCAGCAGCACGATCCGGTTGACGCGCGCCACCGTCTTGTGGGTCGAGGGCACATCGAGATCAATGAGCATCCATGGCTTGCCCCACTTGGTGACCTGCGGCTCGCCCATGCGGCCGATGGTGCCGACGAGTATCCAGCGGTTCTGCATGGCACTACCAGCTCCCGCTCCTGCTCCAGCTCCTGCTCCCGCTCCTGCTCCAGCTCCAGCTCCCGCTCCTGCTCCCGCTCCTGCTCCCGCTCCAGCTCCAGCTCCAGCTCCCGCTCCTGCTCCCGCTCCAGCTCCCGCTCCTGCTCCCGCTTTTGTCGTATCCCGTCCGCATCACGGCCGCGTTCACTTCTGCACCCGCGGCAGCGGCGCCGGCAGTTCCAGCGCATCAATGACCGCGCCGCGTCCGATGATGACGCGGCCCTCAGGGAACGGCTCGACCTCGCCGAAGTCGCCGCTGACCAGAACATCGCTGAACCGCCCGGTGTCGGCGATCCACGCTGCGTCCTCCAGCACCAACTCCTGCGGCGTCACGGCCACCAACCGTCCGGTGTCAATCATCGTGACCGTGCGGACCAGGTAGTTCTTGCCGACCTCCCAGGCGCTGTTGTCGCGGTCCGTCCTCAGGTCACGTGGCATGGGAAGCGCGCCGAACAGCCCGCGCAGTTCCATCAGGTCCGCCACCGTCAGATCTTCAAACTTGCCCATCGTTGCTCATCTCCTTTTCTGTTGTGAACGCGCTGTTCCCTATCCGCCCTTGGCTTCCGCCATCTTGGCCTTCGCCACCGTGAGGATCATCGTGAAGATCTCCTCCCGATGCTCGTCCTTCTGGATCGCCGCCCAGGTCTTGTCGCCATGCCCGGCCGCCTCCTTGAGCGCATCGCGGCCCGCACCAGCCAGTTCGCCCTTGTGCTCCCCGATCCACTTGCTGATGTCGCCGGCCGTCCCCGTAGCGCACAGGGCCGCTTCATCCTCGGTCAGCGCCAGCGGATCGTCCTCGTCAGCCACGCCCTCGCCTTCAGCCTCGCCCGCATCATCCTCGTCCTCCTCCGGCAGGTCCAGCGCGTCCTCCGCCTCCCACAACCCCTGCTCGACCATGTACAACTTCATCTGCTCGGTGGCGGGTCCGCCCGTGGGGCCGTACTGGAACCACGGCTGGTCTTCGGGAACGATCTCCGCGTCCGTCACGCCATCGTCATCGGCCGCGGGTGCGGGCGCTGCCGCTTCGGTCTCCTCCCCCTCGGCCAGGTCCTCCAGCCGTTCCACGGTGCCCGTAGGCACGTTTCCGGCTCCGAACACGCCCTCGATGGGGTCAGGGCCCACTGGCTCCGCCGGCGGGGCTACGGGAGCCTTCTGCTTGCGCGCACGGGGCTTCGGCGAGGGCAGGCTCGCCACGGCGGGTTCCTCGTCGGATACCTCGATCTTCACGAGCCGCGTCCCCTCCTCGCCATCCGGATGTTCCTCATAGCCGAGTTCCTCCGGGAGGTACGTCTTGTTGAGCACCTCGGGGGCGTATCGCCGCACAACCCGCGTCGTCGCCCGGGCGATCAGCATGTCCTCGGGGTTCTTCTGGTAGCCCCCGTAGGCCATCGTTAGGCCGGCCTTCACCGCTTCTTCGATGTTGTAGGTCGCGGACCACTCACAGGACGGGTCGTCACGACGCCATAGAATCGCGGTCACGTATGATGGCGACTTGCCGTGCCCGGCAACACTGCCTTGCTTGTTGAAGAGCGCGAAGTCCATGATCTCTTCGCTGATGTCCAGCCGATACTCGTAGCCGAACTGGTGGAGTCGGGCCCGCATGATCTCGGCCGAGATCGACATGGCCGATCCCACCATGCGGAGGTGCCGCGACGCCGACGAGGGGGAGAGTCCGAAGTCGAGACCAGCGAGGATGATGGCGAAGATGTCAGCCGGTTCACCGGGTTCTGTGAACCACTTCTCTGCCTTCGTCTCGGGGTCGTACTTCTTGAACTTCTTGGCGAATCCGGCTGACTTAGACAGCTTCTCCGACACCCACCATAGGCGATCCAGGTACTCTAGTTCAGGCAGGGGTGGGGCCACCTGGGGCGTCATCGCCTCGGTCGTCGCAGTGCGCACCATCTGCGTCTCGGGCTTGTCTGTTGCCATGCTCTCAGTCTCCTTGATGCTCGTCTGCTGCGGCGGCGCTACGGCCGCCGGATGCGGCGTGTTCTCTCTCG